TAGGAACAATCCTGCTGGTCGGTGCGCATCCTTTGTAATCAGTCAGCACGAGTTCTAGTTGCCTTTCAGGTACTCAATCTCCACGTTGGTGGCCCTGCACTGTAAGGGCGCAATCCCCAAGGAAAGGAGTATTTGGTTTTCATCCCACCCCCAGGGTCTGCCAGCTCCCACCAATCATCAGAGACAAAAATGTTGGTGTGCCTGCGATCATCCAAGTCGATTTGAATGCTCATGGGTTGGAATGGGGGGCCAGATGGCCCCACCACCTTTCAGCTAGAGGCCCGTGATGCTGATGCCGGGCGCCTCGCTCTCCATGTGCATCATCAGGTCGTGCCACACGGGGTGGTCGCTCTCGACGAAGTAGCCGCGGATGGTGTCGAGCCCGGTGCGCACCTTGTCGGCCTTGCTGCTGAGCTTGTTGGCCACCTGGATGTCCAACAGCACGGCCAGGCTGCCCAGCTTCTGCCCCTTGTAGGGCCCGCGGTCAGCGACGCGCCGGTAGTCGTAGATCATCTCCCAATCGGTCGGCCACTCGAGCTTGGGCTTGATGGTGATCCCGAACAGGTCGGCGATGCTGGGGATGTTGCGGATGGTGTCGTACCCGTCGAGCACGACGGCGGGAGTGTCGTCGTGCGAGTACGTGTAGATCAGGTGCGCCACCACGCGCATCTTCTCCTCGTAGCTGAACTCGTCGGGGGTGCGCCGCGCCGGGGGCTCGATCTCGGGCCGCAGCTTGGCGCAGAAGTCATCGACGATGTGCACAGGGTCGTCGCTCAGGTAGACGAACGGGGCGCCGGGATCGTTGTTGGCGCTGGACTTCTTGGTGCTCTTCTTGTTCTTGGTGGGCATATCAGTTTCCTTCGTGCTCTACGTAGATGACCTTGCCCCACGGAGGGCGGAAGGCCGTGTTGTTGCAAACCCAGATGTGCTCCCAGGTGGGGGTAGGTCCGGGATCCCCGATCCCACCGTCCGTCACGCAGACGACAACATCGGGAGTGAAGTCCGTGCTGTCTCGCAGCACATCGAAGGCGGGGAGCATATCGGTGCCCCCGCCGCCCTTGATGGCACCCAGCAGATCGTCCGCGTTGCGGATGTCCTCGATTGAGTGCACCACCGCGTCACAGGACAGGAAGCGGACCGACTTGGTGTGCTCGACCAGGGTGTAAACGTGGGTGGCTGCCTTGGAAATCCAATCGGACATTGAGTCGGACGTGTCGAGCACGACAGCGATGTTGGGTGAGTAATCCTTGTGCGCGGGCATGATCGGGTGGCCGAGGCCAAACCCGAGACCTGCCTGTCGACGCGAATACTGCGCCCAGTTGGTGTGGTTGCTGCCGCGAATAGAGTTCAAGGTGAACCCGTACAAATCGCGCAGCTGGTCCTCCCAGCTGATGCGGTTGCGCACGTCAACGAGCTTGAGGTCGATCGCAAACCCATCGGGAGTGTACCCGCGCGCCTTGGCCTTGTTCGAGATGCGGTCGAGCACTTCCTGACCGTCAGCCATAGCGCGATCCATCTCCAGCTTGGTCTTTCCCTCTCCCGTGGGGTCGCCCTCCCCGTTGTCAGGTGCGCAGCACTGCCCAGTCTCACCCGCGCCATCGCCGTCCCCCTCCCCGCTGCCACCGCTGGGGGGCGGGGGGTTTTGGAGGAGCATCTTGTAGTAGGCGTCCGTGGACAGCCCAGGGGGAAACTGGAAGGTGCGGATCGTGGTGATCTGCATCTCGTCGAGCATCGCCGGCAGGTCGCCCCCGAGAGCAGACTCCGCGAGGGAGTTGATCACCAAGTCCTGAGCAATGTTCAGAATCCTGGGGTCGTACCCGTTCATCGCCATGCGCTTCCAAAAGCGGAGCATGTGGTGCCCGTACTCGTGGAAGATGATAAACGCGACCAGGAGCGCCAGGTTGGCGTCGTCGTACTTCTCAGCGCGCTGCATCAGCCGCTCTTCGTTGAAGAAGATGACCATGTAGGGGCTGGTGGCAGCGTACGCGGGAAGGTCAGGCTTGTTGTGAATGGGCAGCCCACTGGCGAGGATGCCCAACCGCGCATCCACGTAGTAGAGCGTGCGCTTGGCGATTTGGATCGCCTTGATGAGACGAGGGTTGGTGATGTCGCTCATCAGTTGTTGACCTTGTTCTTGAGTGCCTGAAGCTCAGAGGAGCTCATGCGAAGCGCCGCGATGGCCTCCGCACGCTTCTGGCTCGGCGCTCCGGGGAAGTAGAACTCCATGTGCTCCTTGCTGGCGAAGAGCTCCTGCGCAAGCATGATCGCCATGTCCATCATGGCGTTGGAGCAGAGCCAGATGACGTACTCCATCACCCGGTCGCCGACGCGGGCCGGGTTGTGCACGACGCTCTTGTTGCCGAGGTGGGCGTTGAGCCAGCTCTGCAGGCCCGCAATGAACACCGCGTTGTCGCCGTTGCGGGGGGCGGGGTTCCTGCGCTCCTGCCCCAGACACCAGGCCTCCACATCGGGCAGGTCCAGCTTGCGCGACCACTGCGAGAAGAGCTGCGCCGTCTCCATGCCCACGCAGGACGCGATGAGCGACTCCTGCAAGTCGCGCAGCCGCGTGTCGTCCAGGCGCAGACCCCGCAGGAAGTCGGCGCGCTTGCTGCCGCTCTGGATGGGGAAGCGGTCGCTGCAGAACACCAGGGAGGCGGCGTAGAGGCTCATCGCGTTGGTCCAGGACCGATCGCTCGGCCAGGGGCTCACGGCCTCCTTGCTCGCGGCCTGGGGCATCATCTGGCGCCGGTCGGGGTGGGCTCGCAGGAAGCCCTCGTGGCACATGGCCTGCGCCGTCGCCATCGCGCTCTCGTAGCATGCGTCCATGCGGTCCTCGAGCACCTGGCGCAGCTCGTCGTCGGTCACGGCGTCGCGCTCCAAGCGCCACGGCTGGCCGGCGGGGGCCTTGGCGAGACGCTTGAGGTAGGTGCTGCGGTCGCGCTCGGAGACCCCGTGCCACTGCCACTGGCTCAGGCGGTTGGCCTGCGGAATCGAGATGCGCACGCCGTTGGCAGCGATGTGCTGCGGGTTCATGGCGGCGAACACGCGGCAGTGCGTGCCGAGGTGCAGGTCGCCGATCATACGGTCCTGCAGCGCACCGAGCATGGCCGGGAGCTGGGCCGAGCTCACCACGGCGTTCATCTCGTCGATGTAGAGGACGGATCCCTGGGCGCGGGTCAGGGGCAGGAGCGTCTCGGGGGGCGGGAACGTCATCACGCGCTGCCCGATGTCGTCAGCGCTCTCGGTGGGCACCGGGGACACGCCGAAAAATGCCTCACCCTTGAGCCCAGGGCTGATGGTGCGGTGCACGAGCCCGAGCTGGGAGAAGATGGCCTCGTTGTGGGCGCTCTTGGCCGTGCCGGGGTCGCCAACGACCACAGCGGGCACGCCGCGGCCCTTGGGGGTGCTGGCGAAGAGGATGCACACCATCGTCTGCATGAGAACGGAGGCGTCGAACTGGGGGAGGAGGGAGCTCATTGTTTTTGTCCTTTGTATCAGAGGATCAGACGTTGGGATTTGGGGCGGGTTTGAGTAAGGATGAAACAGCTAACCCTACGGGCATTCACACTCAAGCGGTAGCTCATCCTAAGAATGGGCTTGGCCCTTATAGACATCAGCCGCATGAGTCCTCAGAGCCGAAGAGCGTGGCCGTTCACGCGCAAGTGATCCGTATTGTAGGCTCCTAAGCTCAACCAGGTATAGCGATAGAGAGAAGGGCAAAGGGGGAACTTCCCGTAGAGCGGTTTGTCGATCGATGGACCGGCAATTTCTAACGAGAACCTCACATTTTCATCCTTTGAGTTCGTGAGTACATCACATTACCGCTGACACGACTGAGCACCGCGTAACGCACAGGCCATTTGTGGGCCAGTTGCATCCTCGCGGTTTTCCAGTGCAGGATGGCAGCGTCGATGTTTACAAAATGGCGATCGGGGGCCACAGCGACCAGCATCAGGTCATCCACCTTTCAATGCTGGTGAACACGAAATACCGCGCACTATACCTGGCAGCGAGGTACAGCGGCTTTTTATTGTGGGTAGAAACTAAGTCTCCCCACCAAACAGGGTTGCGCGCATTGAGTTGCATCACACAGCTACCAAGGGCTGTCGATTACCGGAAACGCGATAAGATTTGATTGCCCAGACACTTTTGCCCATGAGCACATTGCTAGAAAGCTTCATGTCTTCACGATCCTTGCGAGCAGCTGCGCAACTTCCCAGGTGAGTGGGAGCTCGAGCTCCATCACGAACACTCCGTCCAGCTGATACCTGCGGTACTCGATATGCTCGAGCTCCAGCAGTTCGATCAGCTGATCCCCCAGCGAATACGCTGCCTCGGACGAGCCCTTTCGCTCAAGGGGGTACTTCTTTATGCCTCGCTTCGCTCGGCAATATGGTATTGAATAGCCCATTTTTAGTGGGGGTTGGAAGGAAATCGGCGACCACCCTCCGATTTCCTTCCAACCAACCATCAGGCCAGGAGTTCGTGCAGGGGCTTGTAGGCGCGCAGCGGGCGGAAGGTGGACGCGGCGCTCTGGACGCGCATGGCCATTGCGATGCTCGAGGCCGTGATGGCGTGGGAGAGCACGATGGCCCACGACTGGCGCACGCGGTCGGCGGACTGCGCCGTGTCGATCTTCTTCACGACGTGCAGCGCGGTGTCGAGCTCGCGGAAGTTGAGCACCTGCTTGATGGCGACCTTCGTGAGGTCGCTGCCCTTGGTGGGCAGTTCGTACTCGGTGAGAGCGCCGCTGAACTCCATCCCCGTGATGCAGTCGTTGACTGCAGCGCCGATGGCGCCCTCGATCACCTCAGCGACGGTGTCGACCTTGGCCTTGCGGATCTCGGCGAGCTCTCCGCTGAACATGTCGATCATCTCCTGCAGCGTCTGCAAGTTTTTGGCATTGTAGTCGCTGTCGAGGATCAAGTCCTTCGTCATCTCGCTCGGGACGACGGCGCGGTCCAGCATGTACAGCGGCTTGTAACGCCGCATCGAGCTGATCTTGCCGAGAATTTCTGCCTTCTGCTGCGCGGCCATCGCAGCATTGGGCTTGTTGGCGTAGATCGCGTTCTGCGCCTCGATGAGCTGCAGCTGCTCCTTGCTGATCTTGAGGGCCTCGATGAGCTCCTCGAGCCGGGGCTCCCAGCGAGACACGCGGGTGCTGGTGGCGAAGGTGTCGTCGAACATGCGGATGGTCATGTTCGTGCACTCCGCGCGCAAGCTGGCGTGCTCGTTGGTCCTCCCGAAGTTTTGCATGGCGTCGACGCGCTCCTCCTCCGCGAGGTACACGTCGAGGCGCTTCGACAGGTAGCTGTGCAGCTTGGCGAGCCAGGGGCTCACCTTGCTGAAGTCTACGTCCACAATGTGGACCCAGTGCTCCTCGAAGCGCTCAGCCAGGCGCTTGATGCCGTGGGCCTGGCTGAGCATGAGCTGGCTCGCGCCGTAGAGGGCGCGGTACTCCGTGTCCTCGACGTGGCACCGCAGCAGGTGCTCGCAGGGCTCCTGCATGCCCAGGGTGATGACCTTGTGCCGCTCGTGCTTGAGCCGGCGCAGCTCGTACCCGACGCGCCCGTGGTGGTTGTTCTGCACCTCGTCGCGCAGCCGCAGGAGCTCGGACTCGCGGTAGGCGTGCGGGTGGTGGTGCGAGTCGCAGTGGATCAGCAGCTTGTGTCCGTCGTCCATGATGATCAGCCCTCGATGTTGGTGTTGTCGGTGGTCTGCTCCTCGACGGGAGGAACATCCCAGTAAAAGGAGCCCATGGGATGGGCCCAAAAACGCCCCTGCACGGTGTATCCCACGCGGGAGATTTCCGTAAAGACTTCTCCTTCGGGCACGCGCACGATACGCAGCCCAGAGTGGTGAACCAGTGACATGAAGAACGGCGTTTTGTCGTCCTCAAAAACCCACACCTTGCCATCTTCGCTCTTAGCGATGTACTTCGCCTTCACGTTTCTGAAGTCCTTGTTCATGCGTTCCCTTCGATCTGCTCGGGTTGGAGATTGATGCGCAGCACCAGGTCGTTGGGGAGATCAATGATGATGACCTGCTCCCCATTCTCCCCGCGCAAACGCGTCGCGTACTTGGTGTCGAGCAGGTCGCCGTGCAGGTTGAGCAAATCAACCTGGTGCATCCTGCTATCGGTCTTGTTGATCATGCGAGGTATAGAGCCTCTACGCTGTATAGACGCCAACAATCGAAGTGCTCAAGCACCCACAAGGATTCTTGAGCAGCCTCAACTGGGAGGTTGGTGGGGCGCCAAATGTCATTGAGTAGACCCATCGCCGCGTCTGGGTCTACATTCTTGCCAGTAAGGGCGTAATACAGATGAGCTAGCTCATCTTCTGTGTGGCTTGTGAGGTTCTCGCTGTCTACCCCAACCCAGTATGCGAACTCCGGGAAGATGCTGTCGAGCAGAAACTCAACGCTGAGTCGATCTGCAACTTCCCTGGCGCTCGCCTCGCAGGTATAGAGCCCTTGTCTCAAATACCCGCAGCCCATCAGGTACTGCTGCTTGTCGCTACATTCTTCGATGTAGCGCTCGACGATCACCCACCCGATGGGTGTGCGATCCCGATCATTCATCAGAACACTCCCCCACGCGCGAAGCGCGCGTCCAAAAAGCTGACGACCATCCACCCTGCGAACAGGGCGGCACCCCAGAGCACCTTCTTGAAAAAGCTCATGCTTGCTCCACTGCGGCGATCAGCCGCAGGATGTAGTCTTTGTCGTCCCTGCCACCGCGCAGCGACAAAGCTACATGGCGACAGATTTGTCGGGTGAGAAATGCGTTGGCATCCTCACGGTTGTAGAACTCCCACCCATGCTCGTTGGTGCGGGTGTGGTGTGGGGTACGGAACTCCGCGATGCGTGTAGCGATCTCTTGGGATACAGGGCCACTACACGCATTGAGGAGCGCTTCTTTCTCTGGGGAAACGAGACGATCTTCGTACAGCATGATCGTCTCTTTCCAGAATGGATCGAGCAGGTTTTTTACTCCTGGGTTGGGGTGATCTTGGTGCTAAGGCGAAGCGGGCCTTCCCACTCCACCATTCGACTTCCACGCAGGACGTAGAGCACAGCCCCCGTCCTTGTGAGGTTGCGATGTGTCCCATCCCCATAGACAGACCTGCTGATGCTGTACACATCGGTAGTCCCCTGGGTGTTGAGCAGTTTGAGGATGGCGCTCCGCGCGCCAGAGCGTCGGCACTCAACCACGTTGCGGTATACAACGGCGGGAGTCTCAGCCGACTTGGCGGGGAGTTGCGCTCCCTGCTTGATGAGCAGGGCATTCAGCGCTTGCTGAATCTGATTGAGCTGCGTTTGCAGCTCAAGAGCCCGACATTCGGGGTTCACTTGGGAGTCTCGTGGACCAGAGTGGTCGGCAGGAGCGGACGGTCGAAGCTGACGTGTCCGCTGCGCCGCAGCGCGTGCAGGCGCATCTGGGCGCGCTTGATGTCCCGAGCCGAGTCCGTTCCGTAGACTTCGTAGGCGATGCGCTGGACCGTGTGAGGGCCAGGGCTGATGTGGAACAACGTGAGGATGCACTCAGAGGCATCCTTCTTGACGTTGGGAGCAGGGTTGCGCACCACCCTCCCTTCGGGCATCTGCGGGGGCTTGCGCTCCTTGTAGACGTTGCCGGCGACAAGATGGGCATGCTCTGGAGAAGTCGGAGGGGGTGATGCTTGAGCGAGCTCCTGCCGCCGCTTCACCAGGGCGTCGAGCACAGTCTGCCCGATGTCCATCTCAACCCGATGTGAGAGGAGCTCTTTTTCGAGCTCCTCGATTGAGATTTGGCGACTTACGAGGGAGCTCTTCCCCTCCGCAATGGCTCGATCGAGCTCGAGGATGATCTCCTCGTTGATGTCACCCATCGCTGTTCTCCATGAGCTCTGCGCTCCGAGCGATCAAGACTCGCTCGAGCCCGATCAGCTCCGACCTGGCCATGATGATCTTGCGCTGCAGCTCGTTGAGCTGGCGCTCGAGCCGCAGCAAATACCGTTCCTGGTGGATCTGCCTCCTTTCACAGAACTCGAGGAGTTCTTCGTCAAGCTGCATGCTCTTGGTCGCCATGTCACACCCCCCTGACCGCGCGCGCGGCGGCGTTGCGCAGGACGGAACCCAGCTCGGCCATGAGCTGGTTCTTGTCTCCAGCAGGGCCCTTCAGCGAGTAGATCGTCTTGTTCTTGGGGACGAAAACGCTCATCGAGCAGCTGATGTCGATGAACTGCTTACGGTCCCCGTAGGCGACCATGCGCACCCTGTTGGGCAGCTCTTCAGTGATGCGGTTCTGGAGGTCGATCAGGTCGTTGCTGTTGTTCATGGGAGTAGCTCCTGTCAGCTTGGCTGCGCGCACATGCGCGCACTCGCCCTGCACCACGCGAAGGTGCTGACTTGCAGGGCACCTGGCGGTCAGCGATTGGCACTGACCGCCAGGGCTAGTGTCACTCCCCCTTGTAAAAAATCAGGTCGGCCATCATGGCGGACTCAGTGGACAGGGCCACGAGCGCCATGATGCCGTCGTGTCGCTCCTCGAAGGACCCGAGCTGGGCCTTGTCGGAGCAGACCTTGTACGCCCAGGCGCAGATGCGCCCGAGCATCTCCAGCGAGCTCTTCATGGTGAGCGATCGGCCATCCGACCACTCAGCCAGGTAGGCGCGGACCCGCTCATGGTTTCCGCGCAGTACATTCCTGTACTGCGCGAAGTTGGTGGGGGGCTTGAACGCGCAGAGCTCCTTCAAGCCTGCGAGCTCTGCTGCGGCCTGCAGCACGAGCTGCATGTCCGCTACTTTGTTTGTCATCAGCATTGGGATATTCCCTTCTCAGCAACAGTGCTGACCACAGCCCCATTGATCGGGGCTGGTCGTCAATCCTGTTGACTTTGTGGATGGGTTAGAGCGCGGAAGGGGGTGGGAAGCGCACAGGCGCCCACTGGTCGAACCCCCCAGGCTCATTCCCCTGGATGAGTGCCCAGAAGATGTCGCTGTATTTTCCGTTGTCGGGAAAAGAGCCGATTGGGCGCGAAAGCTTGTCCAGCTCTTTCAGCAGGTACTGAGCTGCGCTCTTCGTGCTGATCCTACCTTGCGCGGGGCGGATCAGCCGAATCGTTCCTGCATCGACCACTGGGGTATTCTTCCTGATCAAGAAGAGGTGTCGAGTTTGCCACTCGACGCCAACCAAGAAATCCCCCATCAGCCACTCAGGAATGCGCACGTTGTCGTGCTTGCACTCTGCGCAATGCTCGTGCACGACCGGAACAGGGCAGTTGGCGTCAGGGAGCACAAAGTGCTCCCTGACCTGTCCTGCCCAGGGGTAGAAGCAAGCCCAGCACTGGACCTGCTTGATGCCTGAGTCACTCATGGTACTCCCTCATGCCGAGCGGGTTGTTGCAGGGTGGGCAGTCGTGGAGTGCCTCCATGCGACAACGCGCCACCGCAAAGAAGTGATCCCTGGAGACGCTGTTGAGCAGCTCCCTGGCAGCCTCTTCCACTGAGGCTACGTATTCACTGGGGGCGATGACGCCTTCCAGGCACTGCTCCCCCTTTCGTGCAAGGGAGGGGTGCAGAGAGTTGAGAACCTGGACCCTCTCGGGGGTCAGCAGGCCCATCAACTCTTCGTTGATCTCACTGAGGGCCAAGAGAGCGGAAACGTGGGACATCGGAGCATCTCCGGTGTTGGCCGCGTGAGTGCGGCGGTGGCCTACCTGGGAATCGAACCCAGCAGCGCATGCCCACCCTGGACATTTGTGCTGGCGGTGGAGCGCTGAACCATTTGTAGGCCGTGTGCCCCTTGCGGGGCGGATTGAGCTAGAAGCTCCTGGTGACGACATTCTCCCAGAAAGGAGGGAGCTTCTCCTCAAACATACGCATGGCCATATTGGCCAAGATCACTTCCGGCACACGCCGATCCGGTGAGCGGGCGGCGTTGCGCTTCATGCGCTCTTCCAGCCCGCAGTCCACCGTGAGGATGTACGCTGGGATGGCGTACGCCTGAGCAAGCGCCATGTAGGGCGAGATTTCCCAGGCGCTGATGTTGATGTTGTCCACGACGATGAGTCGTGAGCGGGTGGGGAGCAGGGGGTTCGTTGCCCAGGAGACCGCCTTGCGGAAGCACTCCCCGTGGGCTTGGGGGAGCTTTCCGGGATCAAAGTGGTACACCCCATCCTCGTCGTAAAAGTATTCGTCCGCAGAGACGCGGACGACTTCGCAGTGGTCATCCGCGTAGTCGCAGATGGTTAGAGCCGTGTGCGTTTTGCCCGCGCACGGAAGGCCGCGCATGATAATCATGCTGGTCTGCCCGACCTTAGGATATTTGAGGATGGTCGTCACTGGAGTATCTCCTGTGATTAGCTGCGTGATTGCAGCGGTGCTCTCACCTGGGAATGATCCAGGCGCATGATATGATGAACGCTCACCAACATGGTGAATCATGCGTGCCGACATGAGAGCGAATGCCCTGTTGTTTTGTACCCCGCCACAGAGCAGCAGCGAGCTGTGTTTTGTAACGCGCGCAGCGTGGCGCGGCTTGAGTATTTGTTACACGCGTCGCTTGTATGCTTGCGCGTGGCCCGTTGTAACAACACGGAGCCGGTCAGCAGAAGGTGAACTGGCCATAGTGCATGGATGCACGCTAGTGCTCTCTGTTGAAAAGAGCACTAGCGTATCCCCATGCGGGGATACTCAAGCTCTCAGGAGAGCTTGATGTTGGCGGGAGGCCCACCATGCGCGGACTTCCACCGGGCCTGGTGCTCGCGGAGCACCCCACCCCAGAAGTCCCGCCTGGCGCGGAGCCCCCCACCCCAGAAGTCCCGCCTGGCGCGGAGCCCCAGAGTGAACGAGCGGAGCACGAGCGCCCCGACCAGGAGCGCAGCGATGACGATGGCCGGCGCAAACTGCCGCCGCCGGATGAGCTTGTAGTACGCGATGTTGGCCGGGATCGCGGCCACGTACCAGAGCGAGATTTCCCTCGCGCTCATCGTCTCGTACCCCTGGGCAGCCACCATGAAAAAATCGACAATCTTGTTCTTGAGCATGGGCGTATCGCCCCTTTCTCGTGCATTAGGCGCACGCTCGTACCCTCGACAGAGAGCACGAGCGTATTCCTATGCGGGGGAGTGAGCCCCCCTCGGGTGAGGGGGGCCAGGTGGGAGTGGGGGGAGGGGGTACCGCTCAGGCCTTGGGGGCCTCGCGGACGATCAGGAAGTCGCCCATCGTGAGCGCCCGCCTCACGGTGTCGAGGCCAACGGTGGCCTCTGCGATCACTCGCCGGCCGTCCGGCATGACCTTCTTGAGCACCCAGCAGGCCTCGGAGCAGAGCTGGTCGAGGTCGCCGGGCTCGAGCATGCCGTCTTGTTCCTCCCGGAAGGCCGCGGCCTCACCGGGCAAGAGCTTCGCCACACAACCCGGCGCGGGGTCGATGCGCGGGGGAGCCCACGAGAGCTCCACCCCGTCGAGCCGATTGAGCGCGTCGCGCATGAGGGGGAGCTGCGCGGAGATCACCGTCACGAGGGCCGTGATGTTGCCCTCGTGTGCCGCGTTCTGAGGAAACGCCCCGCACTCGCGGTACCTCTCGCACTCGATCCCCAGGGTGTCGAGTGCGCCAGACACGCGGGCGTAGTGCTTCTGCCACGCCGCGGCCTTCTCCGCGCCCTCGCCCCCCTCTTCGCCCTCCGCGGAGCTCTTGCGGCCCCGCTTCGTCGCCTTGGCGGCGTCGGGGGGGTCAATGACCCCCATATGCTCGAAGGTTGCGGAGATCGCCGCCGCGGTGCTGGCGTTGCCCGCGAAGGCACCGGGGCACACGATGAAATCGCGGCCCTGGCCGAGCACGCCGTCAAAGGCGTAGTTGGGGAGCCCGCCGTGCGCAAGGCGGTACTCCCCCTGGCGGTTGGTGTCCCAACCGCGGTACCGCGACAAGGGCGCGCAGTGCACGGTGGCACCCTTCATCCCGGCCTTGTGCAAGGCGCCCCGAATGAGCGCGCAGTTGCACTCCCCGGAGGGGGTCTCGCACCACACGGGGCGCTTGAAGGCTACCTTGTTGTAGGTGAACTCCACTTCCGCAGTGTTTTCCATGAGTGTATCACTCCTTTATCCCCGTTGGTTACGCTACGGGTTGAAGCGGTGTGCAGGGATTGCACATACAAGATCTCACGCATGAGAGCTTGTATGTACCTTCCCGCGAAGGTACTGGTTGCATATCAGAAGGCGCTGAAGTCCTCTTTGGCATCGTAGAACTGTTGCGCAAGATCGTCGCGCTTGCATTTCCAAGCGTAAAGCGCATCACAGCGCGCATCTTCAGTCATGCCGGAAAGCCTAGCCCGGTACATTTCCCAGAAAGGCTCCAAACACGCATCGGCTTGTGCTTCACAACGCTGCCATTTTGCTTCATCAAACATGATTCTTCTCCGTTATCTCGTGCGTTATTGCACGCTTCTACTATCGACAAAGCGCGATAGCACATACAAGCTCTCACGCATGAGAGCTTGTATGTACCTTCCCGCGAAGGTACATGGTTAGTTATTGCCGAATCCCCTCGCGCGCAAAGTAGCGCGGCATTTTCACGCGCTTCTCCCGCGCGTAAAAATGCTCGATTGCGATGTGGTGGAAGCTCTCATGGGGCTCTCCGTTCTCATAGGCGATGGCACAAGCCATCGCCCGTTCTACGAAAGGAGCTTCCCAGGGCGCTTTCCATTGCGCGATAATGTCGAGCATCTTCGCAACGGGGTCACAAACGATCATAGCGCTTCCTTATCTCGTGCGTTATTGCACGCTTCTACTATCGACAAAGCGCGATAGCACAAGCGTAAAATCACGCGAGATAGCACGACAAATACACATAGGGGGGGAGGGGGTCATTTTGTGCAAAATACCCCTACGCCTAAGCGCATTTTCGTGAGCAAATGTTCAGGTGGAACAAATGTTCAGGTGGAACAAATGTTCAGGGAGAACAAATGTTCAGGTACACCGAATTTCGCAACCTGGCCATACGTGACACTACATTACAACACAACGAGGGGCTCGACCCTTGCGGGGAGCCCCTCGTTGGCACGTTATTTGCCCCGGAATTTCCGGGCAGCTTCCTTCTGGAATTTGGCACGAGCCTTGCGTTCTGCCATGTTCCCGGTCAGCGCCCACAAGGGGCGCACGGGTGCGGGGCGGCATCGCTTGTGCAGCGTCGTACCGTGTGCGTACCCGCGCGGTGCGCGACAGAATGCCCCACCGTCGGAGGGCCCTTCGTACACCTCGGCTGCGCGCCCCGACGGGCGTTCACGCCACACTACACCTACCGTGCCAGTGGGCGTGTCAACATTGACACACCCGACCGGGCACGCATGATGCAAGGGGCGGCGTGCGGCGCATACGCCAAAGGTGCGGCAACGTCTCCGCACCTTGCGGTAGTTATCATGGCACGGGTATTGAATACCCGTGCCATGCTTGACCTCATACAGCGCATTGAGTGCGTTGATGCGGTCGATCATGGGTTGGACGCGCGCATTATGCGCGTCCATTTCCGCGGCATTCACCGCGACGGAAAATCCGATCTTCGGAGAATCCTCCGAATCTTCGGAGCTGCGGGGCGCATCCCACGAGGGAACGAACCCCCGCGGGTCAAGCCCGCGGGCGCGGGCTTCTGCGTATCGCGCGCGGTCTGCGCGGATAATTTGCGAGAGATCGTAGCACGACGGCGAGAAGCCGTCATGCATCGAAGCAATCTCCGCGGCGCGCCCCGCGACCATGCGGGGCGCATTTTCGTTGCACACCCGCGCGAGGCTTGCGCCCGCGCGAGGCTTTACGGTATCCCCTACCTCGACGGTAGGCGGTGGCGGGATAGGCGCCGATTTCGGCGCCTTAGGCGTGCCCTTGCGGGCACGCGGCTTAGGGGGGGCGGAAACGAGGATTTGAAGTACCCTCGTGCCCGCGGGTGAAGGCTGGGGTGAAATTGTGCATTTCACCGTAGTTGCGAGAGCTTTGGCCATGGGTTCACCTTCTGCGTTGGATTGTCGGATTTCACTACCCTTTCGCACGCTTAGGAGCTCAAGCTCCGCGCAGGTTGCGGCGGACTAGGGGTGTGTACTAGGCGCGGCGCGGGGTTGTGTGCCCCGCGGCGCGCCGGTTCCGTCACTTTGTAGGCTTGTCGCGCACGCGAGGCCCTTGCGGGTGTGTGGCGTGCGTCCAGTGCGTCGTTATTTCGATCATGGGGCCGTGACGGGCGCTATCGCCCCACCGCGGACCGTAGCCAGTCCGCACTCCCACTATCCCCCGCCCCCCGTAGGGAGCTTTCGCCCCACCCGTAAGGGTGGGGGTACTGCACAATTTTGACCGCCTTAGGGCTCGGCGTGGCCCCTACCTAGACCCTTGCCACCGCACGCGCACTCCGATCGCTTGCATTTGTGGCGGTATCTAGGCGGGATTTCCCGTCGCCTTCCGTCTCCCGACGGTAGGCCCAAGGCACTTGCCTAAATCGTGCAGAGGCCTGCACTACCTACCTCGATTGTCACACCTAACCCCGATGTACCGTCTCCCGACAGTAGGGGCTTGTCGCCCCCGCGGTTCCGTTAGGCACCCCCCTTTTCCCATGACCCGACCCTAGATGCCAGAGATTTTCCGCCGGGCGGTGTCGATTTTCACGAAACCCCTGGAAAACAAGGCAAATAAAAATGCGCCCCCTAGCGCAGACACCCCGCACCCCACAAATCGGGGCTGCGGTCAAGCCCCACTAGGCCGATTTTTTTCGGGTGTCGATTTTCACGAAACCCCTGGAAAACAAGGCATTTCGGCGCGATGCGGGTCTAACCCATTGAAATCCCATAGGATTTCGGGCGCTAGCACCTTCCGAGGGGTCTAGCGCCGCCACCCCTCGCCGCACCTAGCCCCGTCCGCCCCTCGCCGTGACCCGTGGAAGGCCCGTCTAGGCCCACCCTCGCCCCGGTAGGGTCTCTCACCCGTCCGCCCCCCACGGCGCCGCAGGGCCTAGCCTCGCGCCCTCTGTCACCGGGGTGCGCCCTCCAGGGGCGGTGTCGCCCAGGTGGCATCTAGGATACTGGACACCCTCTAGCATACAGGATACTGGACGCCCTCTAGGATACCGGATACCGTCAAGCGGCTTGTCTATCAGGGGTGGTATGGTCAGCCGCTTGTCTATCTAGACCGTCAAGCGGCTTACCTATCAGGGCGCTACCTCAGAGGGGATACCTCGCACCCGCACTGGACGGAGGGTAGCTCCTACCCGCAACCTCAGAGGATATGGCGCCCACCCTATGCAACGAACTAGCGTCCACGCATTCAAGCGGGAAGAGCCCACGATGGGCACACTATGGGCCGATAGTACAGAGGGCGGGGGGCGCGCATTAGGCCTATTCCAAGGCATTTTAGGGGGGCTCCCGCCCCCCTAAGACCCCCCGGGCACGCGCCTGCGGCGCGTCTAACGGGTGTGTGCGGGTATCGGAGGTTTGGCGCATATCGGGGCGCATTGTCCCGTGGGATTTGCGGTGGTTGGTAATGCACCACCCGTGCCATCCTTCGATTTTTCGACTCTCGATTTTTCGCCGTATTTATTTATTTCAGGGGGGTAGGGGGGTTATTTTCGCCAGGTTGGAGGATGGGTGGGTACCCATCCGCCAGTGCATAACCTAAATTTCCCTATCTGGGGGTTTCCGCTCAGGATTTGCACTCGATTTTACCCTGGTCGGGATTTACATGTGCTATCCTGCACTGAGCAAGTGGTTGAGACGCGCGCGTCTCAACCACGCGCAGCAACCTACTATATTCCCTCTGTACGCTAACGCCTACAATCATATCATAAAAATTTCCCATTCTCTATCTTCCTGCAGAGAAATCGACATCGCCCATACGATTTCTTGATCTGCCATGTTTTCAGGGCTTTCCCGCTGATCCAGACTTGCGGATACTAGGAAACAGGCGTTGATCTGATAGCTTTCACAGCAACTGTGCTACGCTCAGAACATGAGCGACGAGATCAAGCCTGCCAAACCCGCGCAGGAGCTGGTGCAGTGGCAAGAGGATTACAACGCCCGCGTTGAGGCTGAGCGGCGTGTTGAGGCCGATCGTGCGCTCAAGGGGAGAGAGCGCGTGAACAAGGCCCTGGCGATGGAGGACTCCACGCTAGATATGATGCGATTCGCCGCGTCTCAGCAGGTGAGTGCTGCTGGGTTTGCGGCGTCGCTGGAGCAACGATTCGCCCAGGATCTGCACAGGCAGTGGGATCAGCTGTCTGTGGCAGACAAGAAGACTGCGCTGCGACTGCTCGCGCGTACTGGCACCAAGGCGATCGACCTGGCCAACGCAGCGGTGAAGCTGGAGCGCACCAGGCAGAAGACTCCGCTGCGTGCGCCAGCGACTGCAGAGACCATCACCGCAGATCCTGCCAAGGGGCTTGAGCTGCTTGAGGGCGCGGTCGACTACCTGGACAAGCTGCGTGGGCTCGAGCCCACCAAGATCGTCAGCGACGAGCTGATGGCTGAGATCGAGGCAGAAGATTCGGACACCGATTGATCCAGGGGTTTCCTGTGTGCTACTCCTAGCGCATGACAGCTCCTGGAAAACTCAGCCAGAAGGATCTGCTCAAGAAGCTGATCGCCACGGATCCGCAGAAGGCAGCGGAAATCATCAACAAGGTTCGCGCTGGACGCATCGAGCTGGCCAGGGAGAACCCCAGTTTCTTTTGTGAGTACGTGTTGCGGAATGAGAACGATGGGTCGGCCATCACTCAGGAGCAGCCTCACGAGGATATTCAGCAGATTTTCCAGGACCACAACCGCGTCATCGTTTGGACGCATCCAGGGCTCGGGAAGGCCCTCCCGCTCGACACAGAGGTGCCTACTCCTGCAGGATGGAAGCTCCTGCAGGAGCTCCACGTTGGCGACCAGGTGTTCGACAGATTTGGGAATGTCTGCAACGTCATTGGCGAGACCCCCCACCACTTTGACGAGCAGACGTTTGAGATCGAGTTTGACGATGGGCAGAAGCTGGTAGCAGGGGGAAATCACCAGTGGATTGTACAAAAGGGCACCGTCAAGTCGACTAAGGATCTGGTACCGGGAACTGATCAGGTTCCACTGTGCCGACATGTACTAGATGCCCCAGAGCCTATCAGCCCTGACGAAGCCTTGCGACGCATGGGGTATTTCTTCGACGATGCGTCTGGGATGCCCGACTATGAAAAGACCCATGTACGAGTGCTCAGTGTTCGAGAAATCGAACCCGTTGAGCTCAAGTGCATCGAAGTAGACTCCCCCGATCACTCGTTTTTGGTGACGCGCTATTACCGCGTCACACACAACTGCCAGACAGGTACTGAGCGCATCCTCTTGGCCAGCGGCAAGGAAGTGCGGCTCATGGATATCAAAGAGAGAACACACATTCTCACTTTCGACCCATCGCAGCTGTCCTACAAGGTCGTGGAAGCTGGTCCCGTTCAGCTCGATGAGAAGGCCATCGTCTACACCGTAGACCTCGCCAACGGGATGAAGCTGCGCGCGACCGCCAACCACCCCGTCTACGTCGAGAACCAGGGATGGACGCCGCTGGGGGTGCTGCAGGTCGGGCAGCGCTTGATGGTGCTTGCCAACGATCCTACGCCCCACAAGACCGTGCAGGACTTGCTGCCGCATGAGGCCTGGATGGCGGGCTTCCTGATGACCGCGCAGCCCCCTGAGGAGATGGCGGAAACGCTGCGCAGGGACAATCCGCTGTCCACGTTCCACAACGCACTCATCAAGCAAAATGTCCCACGGGGGAGTGTGATTCGCTACGCCCCAGAGGAGACAGAGTGGGCAGAGGTTGCGGACAACTGCGAAAAGTTCGGTCTGCGGAAGCAGATCATCAACGGGTTGATGATCATTTCCCCAGACAACAAGAATCCCAACTACAAGCATTCCCCACTGACGCTTTCGCGCAAGCTGGGTGTATTTGCAGACGGGCGCACGCGCGTTCCAGCGAAGGTACGAGCCAGCACCCCAGAGATGATCAGGTTGTTTTTCCGCGGGTTGTTCTGCGGAAACAAGACCCTGTTTCATAAAGGTGTGAAGCAGAATCAGGCTCACGCAATGCGTGTTGCTTCTGTGGTATCTGCTCACGTTATTGTGCGGCAGCTGCGTAAGCTTGCCATGGAGGCTGGGCTCGACATCTGCATCTCGTCCTGCAGGAGCACTGGCAGGCTGGTAGCTCAGCCACTGTGGCGCGCGCGGCGAGCTGTGTCTGTGCGCAAGATCGTGCCGCGGCACCCTGAGGACGTGTTTGTGGCCATCAACGACCAGGCAACGCTCGAGCGCATCTGGCCAGGTAGGAAGCCTGCGCCTGAGCAAGCTGCTGTGCGCTTTGTGGCGGTGCACAACATCTGGAAAGACCCTACCCCCAGGCAGACGTATGCGCTGCCTGTCCATGACGACTGCCACTGCTACGTGAGCGGCGGGGTGCTTTCGCACAACACCAACCAGATCAGCATTGGGCGCACGCTCTGGTTGCTGGGCAACGATGTCAACAAGACCGTGTTGATCGTCTCCAACACGCGAGAAGCTGCTACGCGCATCATCGGCGCGCTCAAGAGGTATATTGAAGATTCTCCTGAACTACATGAGGTTTTCCCACATCTCAAGCCTGGAAGGAAGTGGTCGGAGCACAGTTTCGAGGTGCATCGCCCGGTCATTCGCAAAACACCCTCTGTTGTCGCCGTGGGTCTCCATGGGAGCATCATGGGCATGCGCGCCGATGAGATTATCCTGGATGACGTTGACGGACCCGATAGCGTCAGCACCCCGCATGCAAAGGCTCAGGCTATGACGTGGATTGAGCGCAGTGCCCTGTCCCGCCTCAACCCTACAGGGGGTCGGATTGGCGCCATCGGGAACGTCTGGGCTGACGACGACATCTTGCACAAGCTCTCGCGCAAGCCTGGGTACGTGGCCAGGAAATTCCCTGTCGTCAACGCAGACGGTGAGCCCCTGCTGCCTGGGCGTTTTCCACAGCATGTGATCGACCAGATCAGGATCGATCAGGGCCCGCTGCGCTTCTCGCAGATTTACATGTGCGAGGCCCGCGACGAGGCAACGGCACTCTTCAAGGAAGACTGGATCTCTGGATGCTGCGCTGCCGGCGAAGGCAAGTCGCTCATGTCCACGTTGCCTGCAGCATTTCCTTCTGGGCTGGTCTACACGGGGGTTGACCTTGGTGTGCGGCAGTCGAAGGGGAGCGACCCCACGGTGATCGTCACCGCAATCCTACACCCCGACAAGCGCCGCCAGGTGATTTCGGTGAAATACGGAGTGTGGACAGCGAAGGAAATCGCGGACAACATTGCGGACCAGTACAATGCGTTCGGGGGTACGGTACTCGTAGAAAACAACGGAGCGCAGCAGTTTCTGCTGGATATTCTGTCGGCGCAGAACAACAAGATCCCCGTTGTTGGTTTCGAGACTACCGGCAAAAAGAAGCATGATCCTACCTACGGAGTTGAGTCGCTCGCCAACGAGATTGCCTCAGATCAGTGGATCTTTCCATCGTCTGACGGGACTCCCGAGGGGTGCGAACCTGCTATGCGTTGGCTCTTGGATGCTATGCGCTCTTACCAGCGCGGTAAGCACACGCCTGACGGGCTGATGGCGATGTGGATCTGCCGAGAAGGTATGCGCATCGAGCCTGCCAAGAAGAGCAAGATTCGCGTGGGTCGGCTGCACTTGCGGCCTCGCTAGGGTAGGATGGGGACACCACAATGGCGACACACCCCCTGTCGGGCTACGGCTCGCGTGATACCTGGGACGCAATCAACGGGCCCGTTCAGCACGGTCCCAAGGAGGAATTCGTCAAGGACGAAGCTGAAACGCCTGACGAGCGCCTGGCTCGTTTGGAGTTCTTCTATTCGTTCTGGCGTGTAGAAGAATACGCCAAGCGGCAATGGAAGTGGAACGGGGATCGGGCTCTGTCGATTTCTCAGATCAACAGGCCCAATCAGCTGCCCCAGGGATTCACAGAAGAGGGGGCATCTACCCCACTTGATCAGCGAATTCCTACAGCGCCTGTTGGCCTGGTACGCACCATCATCAACCGCTTCACAGGCCTGCTGTTTTCGACGGGCAGGTCTCCTCAGATCAGCGTGCCTGCTGACCCTGACACAGAGGATTTTCTCAAGGCTGTCGTCGATGAGACGGGCTTCTGGGGAAAGATGGTGCACGCGCGCAACCTGGGTGGCGCGATGGGAGCGGTGGCGATCGGATTCAAGATCGTTGACGGCAACATCGTCATCGAGGTTGTCGATCCCAGGTACTGCACTGTCGAGTACATGGATCACGATCAGCGCGAGCTGAAGTACATTCAGATCCAGTACAAGTACCAGAAGAACGTCACTGATGCTCCGAAGCACATGCGCTCGGAGGATCCACAGGGAGGGGAGGATGATGAGGAGCTCGAGGACTACAGCCGCTCTCATTCTCGCAAGTGGTACTGGTACCGCCGCGTTGTTACGCGATCTGTCGACACCGTTTGGGAGGACGTTCCTTGCACAGACAAGGAGCCTGAGTGGCACAAGCTGCCCCGAAAGCGCAGGCCTCACGGGATGGGGTTTGTTCCCTTTGTCTATGTAGCAAACATCCCCAACGGGGAAGGTGTCGACGGCGACCCGGACTGTCTCGGTGTGTACGGGCTGTCGACTGCGGTGGACGCGCTGATTGCGCAGGCGCACTACGGAACGATCTCCAACAGCGATCCTACGCTGTCGATCACCACCCCCGATCCCGAGGGTGTACCTCCAGTGATCCGCAAGGGTACGGACAACGCGCTCATCATGGGTGCTGGGTCGAGCGCGTCGTATCTGGAGCTGGGGGGGCAGTCTCTACGCAGCGCGATGGACATGGCCAAGGAGCTCGAGGAGCGCGCCTATCGTTTGGCGCAATGCGTCCCTGAGTCTGCCATGCTGAACAACCAGGGAGACAAGACGGCTACGGAAATCGAGCGCACGTTTTCTGCAATGTTGGAGAAGGCCGACATGCTGCGTGTGCAGTATGGACAGGCCATCGTCCGCTTGATGCAGAAGCTCTTGCGCGCGGTACGCAAGCTGCGGGAGCCCAAAACCGATCCTGTGACAGGCATGCCGTACTTTGAGAACGTCAACCTGCCGAATAGGATCGACTACCAGGAAGGTGGTGAGCCCATCGAAGTGCCGCGCCATCCTGGCCGTGGGACTCACCTGAAGCTGCTCTGGGGGCGGTACTTCTCGCCGACGCTCAACGACATCGAGACTGCCATTCGCTTGTCGACAACTGCCAAGGACAGCGAGGTGCTTTCCAAGAAGGACTGCATCGACTTCTTTGCGAGCTACATGGGGCTCGACCCGCAGCACATCCGCAAGGAGCTCGAGCGGGAGAAGAAGGAGACTGAGGCTGCAGAAGCAGAGGCCGGCGAAGGCGAAGAGGAAATTCCCGAGCCGATGCCTCCGCAGAAGCCGTCTGATGCCGCTGTCATGCAGGGACTCATCACGATCAACGAGTACCGCATGTCAATCGGGTTGGGTCCGCTCCCTGGTGGTGACATGACGCTGCCGCAGTACAAGGCCACCAACCCCGATCTGTTCCTGGCTGCAGAGCTGCCCACATCCAAGGCGATGATCGACAAGGTTGTTGCTCAGCAGGGAGAGGGCTCCGCGGAGATGATGGGGTCTGCTGCTCCAAACCCCATGAATGCGCAGCAGCCTGTGCAGGATATGGAGGAGCGCCCTGCGAATACTGCTACGGATGAGGAGCCCGAATTGCCTCCTCAGGAGTGATGTATGTCTACGACGCGGTTGATTCTACGCGGGCAGTTGGTCTGGCAGCGTACACGAGAAGCTCCGCGCAACGTGTACGAGCCGACTCCTCATATCTACATGGGGCCCCCTGTTGCGTCTGACCGCACGCTCGCGCATGGCATCTACCATCGCCACATCCAGAATGCACCTGCTGAGCAGGGATGGATGGAACGTGCGCAGTTGCTCGATTGGGCAAATATTCAGAGCACGAAGTTTTTGGAAGCGGCGTACAACGCAAAACTCCTTGACTGTGCTATTGATATGGCCAGCAAGGTGGAAGTGTACCGCGTGCTCAACCCAGCGAAGATGCTCGCATTTACGTTGGAATGGAAAGAGCGCCACCAGGACAAGAAGGCCAAGAAGGTGAAGTGATGCTGACTACGGATGATGTCGAGAAGCTGCATGTAGCTACCGCGTTCGGTGGAGCCAAGTGCTCTTGCGGCAAGCACGCGATGGTGCGCGCAACGTCTTGGGTCGGCCTGCAGGACGCACTGACACAGCGGCCTGAGCTTGTGGTGAAGTACTACAAGGGTGAGCTCGCTCCACTGATGCACAAGGCGCGAGACGGCAAGTGGCTGGTCAAGTGGTCTGTTGTTTACGCATGCCAGACGCACACGCCGGAGATGGAGCGCGCTGCGGCGAAGCATCCTGACTGGGTGTATGTCTCGTTTGATCGCTCGCCCAACCCGACCAACCGCGTGGTGGTCGGGGGTACTCGATTCTGATAGGCTGGTCGCATGGAAGGCTTCAACCCAATCGGTTTGCTTTTCTCAGCTGCAGGCCATGCTAGGTCTGTTTGGGATAAGCGAAAAGAGCACGGCGGCACTTTCAAGGAGGCTGCGCGGCGCGAATCTGAGCTGATTGGCAAGACGCAGCTCAAGGCTACTGCCTTCCATGTGGGTGCACGCTACATGCGCGACTCGATGTCGATGGCTGCGCGTCGTGGCGACTACGCCATGATGGCGCTTTACAACCTTGGTCACGGCATTCTTCAGCGTCATGCGCAGAAGACCGCGCATGAGCAGCAGACTTTTGAGCTCACCAAGATGGTCGAGCGTGGTGAACATCACCACCTGACATCTGCACAGCTGCGCCATGTTGCAGACAATGCGCACATGTTTGGCGGCCCGAATGCCGAGACCATCAAAGCCAAGGCACAAGAGGCTGAGGTCGAGCGGGAACGCACGCGCAATCACGCGAAGATGAAGGTCGCGCAGGAGAAAGCTGCAGCAGCTGCAGCAGCTAATGCGGAAGCGCGCAAGGCCGGCGAAGAGCGGAGAGCTGCACAACGCCAGCAGAAGGAAGCGGAACGCGAAAAGCGCGAGGCTCAACGCAAGCAGGACAAAGAGGCAGAGAAGGCTGCGCGGGACAAGGAACGAGCTGCCCGTGCAGCGAAGGAAGAAGCTGCTGCCAAAGAGCGGGCGCACAGGAACTCCCCAGAGGGCGTTCGGCAGCAGATGTTGGCTCGGCAACAGGCCAAAATTGCCATGATGTCTTCCCCCGAGTACATGGAGCTGCGCAAGAAGGAAATGCAGCTCAAGCAGTCTGTGAAGGCTGCTGCGAAGGAGCAGCAGCGCAACCAGACTACGTACAAGCCGAAGGGGCCTGGTCGCCCTGACGAGGGCAAGGGAACCGGGAAGAAGCCCAAGGTTGAGGTAACGGGTGCTCCTGGCGGGAAAACCCCTGGAAAGACAGGGGGGAAGAAGGCTAAGGGCGCCCCGAAGATGGAGGGTGTGAACCCCGCTGACTACGATGCGCAGGGGCGCAACATCCACACAGGACAGTTGGCGCGCGGCAGTGTGCGCGCAACTTTGATCGACCTGGGCAAGATCAAGCCCGCTGCAGCTCGTCCTTCTGTGAAGGGTGCTGCACGTAAGAGCAAGACACCCCGCGCATGAGCGACACACCTATTATCCGGTACGGTGGAAAGGGCGCAATGGCGAACCTGATCTACATGCATTTCGTAGCCACTACGCTCTACGCCGAGCCGTTTTTCGGTGGCGGCGGGATGTTCTTTCAAATCCCGCGCAGCAATTGGCGCAGTTGTGTAGTCAACGATTTGGAAGATCGGCTGATCAACTTCTTCACTCAGCTGCGTGACAACCATCAACAGCTGATTGAGAAGTGCGAGCTGTCTCCGTTTGCGCGACAGGAATTTCTCAACTGCCGTGAGCCTTCTCAAGATCCGCTGGAGGATGCGCGTAGGTTCTTTGTGATCTCTACGCAGTCTTTCTCTGGCAACTACAACACTACGGGATGGCGGTGCCTGTCTCCTGATTCCGATAGCCACAAGCTTGTGCGCAACAAGGTTGCGGGGCTCTCTGAGTTTGTTTCGCGCATCAAGGGCGTTGCAATTGAGCACCAAGACGCCGCTGCGTTTGTACGGCAGTACGCGCGCCCTGGTGTTTTCTTCTACTCAGACCCTCCGTATGTGACCAGCTCCCGCATCGACAAGAATGTGTACACATGCGAGATGACTGACGAACAGCACAGGGATCTTGCTGCTGCGCATAACGAGGCGTCGATGGATGGCGCGAAGATTTGCATCTCTGGGTACAACAGCCCGCTCTACGAGGAGCTGTACAAGGGATGGCGTACGATCGACATCGAGGTGCCTGTCTCTGCCAGCAACTCCCAACTCGTCGACCGCGCTAAGCGTGTTGAGCGCCTCTGGCTGAACTACGGGCCGGAGGAGGAAATGGGGGCGAGGGTGCATGTGCAGAAGTACAAGCCCAAGACTGCGCGTGAGCGCGCGCTGCTGAAGGTGCTGCGATGAAAGAGATGCGGGACGTGTTTGTTCAGGGAGACGACCGCATCGAGGTGTCGACGCGCCTGGGAATGGCACACCTGGAAGTGAAGAATCCCTACGGGGGATACTCGTTCAGCGTGCCGCTCAAGCTACTGACCTACTTTGCATTTGCAGTGCTGCGGCACTACTGTGCTACATGGTTCGGATGGAAGATCAAGCGCGAGTACCAGCGGTTGGCGCAGCAGGCATCCATCCAAGCGACCAAATGACCGCTTCGATTGCGGCTCCTACTCGAGCAGTGATCGCCCGGTACCGAGAGCTCATCCAGTCGCACTCGGCCAACGCTTCATACAGCTTCATGGAGCGCGCAATGGAGGTTGCGGAGCAGCAGGACGTACGCCGCATCATCCAGGCGTATAGCTCTTTCCGCGATGTGCGCACCAGCTTTGCTGAGGCGGTTGAGAGCGGTGTCATGGAGGCCCGCCGCGCGGGTTTTGAGGACATGCGCCAGGAGCTTTTCAGGCTGGGCATCCGCGAGGGCATTGGCCCTGAGGGTTCGAGGCGCTACGCGCTCCCGTCGACAGAGCAGCACGCCGCACAGAGGGCGCGCGCGATCAGCCGCATGGAGCGTGCCACAGAGGCCGCTGTAGGGCGTGCAGTGCGCCTGAGGAAGTCTAGGGGCAAGGAGGTGCGCATCCTCGATCTCCTGGCTGCTGCAGACGGCGCGTTGATGGGGGAGCTGTACCGCGCAGAGCGCATTGCTCGCACAGAGACGCAGATCGGGTACAACCAGGCGCGGTACTCGATGATGCGCGAGCTCGGGCCCAGGCATGGGCTGCGTCAGCGCTGGACAGAGCGGATCAACGACCAGGGCAAGCCGCTCGACAACAAGGTGGCCCCGGACTCGTTCGCCATGCACGGGATTATTTCTGATCCCGGTGGGGTGTTTATTGTCCCCAAGGATGATAGGATCCAGACAGAAAAGCAGGGAAAGAAAATCCGTTTCCCGCCCCTGCGACCAAATGACCGGGCGGTTTTGACCCCCGTATTGGGTCAGAATATCCGACGTGGTACATAAATCAGCGAGGTGAGTTATGGCTCGATCTGGTCTCAAGAAGGTGGTCAAGACGGTCAAGGGCAAGAAGGGCACTGTCAAGCGCTCGTACTGGGTGAAGGCCCAGGGTGCTGCTGGCAAGGCCAAGAAGGCTGTGGGCGGGTTCGCTCGCCGCCACAGCACTGCGCTGAAGGTGGCCGGTGCTGTGGCAACGCTGGCCGGCCTTGCGTACGGTGCGCACCGCGCAAGCTCTGTCGCCCACGGCGTGCGGTCTGGCATTGGGGCTTACAAGGAGGCTTTGCAGATGCGCAGCGCTGCCGGCCAACCTCCTATCTCTCGACGTGAGAAGCTCTCTGGCGTGATGGCTGCTATTGGGCATGGCGCTTCGCAGGCTCGCCAGCATGAGGGATCGCTCACTGGTCGCAACATGGCAGGGCTTGCGCATTTCGCAGTTTCCAGGATGACTGCTCCGATTACGGCTCGATTGGATCGAGCCGCGCACAATCGCCTCAAGTCTGCGGGCACCACCCGGCGAATGATTGCTGCTGGTCACTAAGAGGTGATCTATGGCAAGGGCAGGGCTGAAGAAAGTCATCAAGACTGTCAAGGGCAAGAAGGGCTCTGCTCGCCGCGCGTACTGGGTCAAGTCTGATCCGAATGCTGGCAAGAAGAAGCCTGGGTTTCTTCGCCGACACGCTGGCAAGATTTTGGGTGCTGCTGCGCTCGCTGGTCTTGCTTATGCAGCGCACAAGTCTGGTGTTGCTGGGGCAGCGCGATCTGGTGTGCGAGGAGCGCGCGAGGCGTGGCACAAGGAAGCGCTTGCGCAAAAGACAGGAGCCAAGACCAGCAGCATTATGGACCGTGTGCGCGCAGCCAAGGATTCTGGATCTGACTCTGCACGCACACACCTCAACATACACAGGGACTCATTGCGGACACAAGCTGTGAGGCATACACAAACGGCGGATATGCATCGCGCAGAGGCTGCGAAGCACGCTGCAATGATGGGAACCACCCACGCAAATCCCATCACCTCCATCTTCTCTGGGTATCACGCTATTCAGAAGCGGCGGCACGAGAAGAAGGCTATTCGCGCAATGAAGAAGGCCCGCTCTGCATTGTTCTGGGCTTGGGGCTGAAACATGGTGCGCGCGGGGCTGAAGAAAGTCGTAAAGACTGTCAAGGGCAAGAAGCGAGCAACCAAGCGTACGTATTGGGTGAAGGCTTCTGAGCCTAAGAGGCCTTCAGCCCTGCGCTCACGCATGGGCGACGCGGCTGGTTGGCTGGCTGGTTCTATGAGCAACCAAGCGGCTGCTTACGCTGGCCGCAAAGTTGGAAGGCTTGTCGGTGGTGCGGTCGGCATTCACCTGTCCCCATTTCTAACTCCAGCGATCATTCCTGTGAGCTACTTGGCTGGTGGTTGGTTAGGGAGTTCTGTTGCGCAGCTAGCGGCGCGACCGATCACAGCACGAGTTGCCAACAGAGCTGAAACCCTGGTGGCTGGTGGGCATGTGAGGCGTGAACCCGGCAAGTTCTGGCTCCGTGGGTCTGGTGTTGGTCTTCCTGAATTTGCAAGGGGTTGATCATGGCGCGTGCAGGGCTGAAGAAAGTCGTAAAGACTGTCAAGGGCAAGAAGAAGAAGACTGTCCGTCGCACCTACTGGGTCAAGAGCGAAGGCCCCAAGAAGAAGGGTCTTGGCCCTGGCGGGATATTCAAGCGCGGAGGTTGGTATCATAAGTTGGACAACTACATTGGGCGCGCTTCTCCTGCGAAGAAGGGATTGATTCTGGCAGGTACTGTTGGGGGGATGCTTGCCCTGAGTGGCGGCGCTTTGTATGGGATGGGTCGTATGCGATCGCCAAGGGTCAGAGAACCGCTTTCGACCGCCATTGGGCCCATCCCCTCTGCTCGGTATGGAGCACCTCCCCCTATGCGACAGCCGCACCCGTCGCAGGCTGTGCTCCGATCACAAGAAGCTTTCAATCAATGGTTGGACAACCCCAACGCACCAACTTTGGTGCTTTGATAAATGCCGCGCCCTGGACTCAAACGAGATCGGCGCACTGTTCGTGAGGGCGGCAAGTCTTTTCAGCGCACCTACTGGGTGCGTGAGGATTTGCCACACCCGCACGAAGCTCGTCGCAAGATGTTGCAGGACGGGCTCACAACAGCGTCGAAGCACCTGAAGTTTGAGCCTGGGTTTATGGCATTTCATGCCAACCGTGGCGTGCAAGCGGGCCTGAACTCGATCTCTGCTGTGCACGCTATCCCAAAGTCGATGCCGCAGATTCCTGTCAAGGTGCTCTTTCTCGCGTCACAGGTGAATGGGCTTTACAAGGTCGGTGACGCTCGATCTTCTGAGATCCTGATCAACCGCATCAACGCTGGTCCGAGGGCGACAACTGCGCATGAGGTTGGGCACTTTCTTGACCATCATTTGTTTGGTGCAGGTAAGCCTGGACTCGCACACATGGGCAGTCACATGAAGACGGAGGAGATGGAAATGCTCTTTCGCTCTATGTACAACTCCCCTTCTGTGCGCGCACTTACTCGCACAGCACAGCAGGCGATGGAAGAGGGCGACTACTCGCGCGTAAACGTGTGCCGCTATCTGCTCACTCCGACCGAGATGTTTGCGCGCGCATACGCTCAGTACATTGCAATTCGCAGCGGCAACCCAGCGATGCGCTTGGATGTGCGTGGGTATCGTGTGTCTTGGGCGAAGTATGGCTATCGTGCGCAATGGCAGGACAAGGAATTTGGCCCTGTTGCGCACCAGATGGAGGCGCTGTTGCGCCGCCGCGGTCTGTTGAATGAAGGGCTGCCGCCTCTGGATGAGCAGCTGCACCTGGGCGTGGGGAGGCACTGATGGCGCGCGCTGGACTCAAGAGGGTCGTAAAGACCGTAAAAGGGCAGTCAGGCAAGACGTTCAAGCGCACATATCAAGTGCGCGCAACGATGGCTGGCTACAAGCCCGATCCGCGCTTCAATGATGCGTGGAAGAAGACCAAGAAGGGCGGGCTGAATGGCTGGCCCAAGAAGATTGGTCGCAAGGGCTTCGATGATGCTATGCGCATTGCAAAGCGCAAGAAGAAGTGGGGTATTTTCTGATGCGCCGCAAAATCACCATCAACGAAGAAGATCGGATCAGCTTCGACAAGGACGTAGCTGGCCAGATTGCCAATCTCGCTCAGAATCCCCACGGGAACCTGGACGTGACTGGTGGTTTTGATGAGGATCCTATCCTGCTCGCTACACGGCTGATTTCTGGTTTGCCCCCAGACGAAGCTGTGGTAGCTGCTTCTGAGGAGAGTATGCCTCGACGGCGAATTCAGGATATGCTCTCACGGAGGCGATGATGGAAGACGAGGACATGAAGGACTGGGCCAAGAACCGCGGCAAGGATGGTGGCGAGGATTCCGAAGAGGAAGACAAGCCTTCTGCTGCGCGTCGTCCTGGGGGCGAAGAGCCCGAAGACGAAGAGGATGAAGAGGGCGGTGAGGACGAAGAGGGGATGTCGTCCGAAGAGAAGGACGAGCTCGTGGAGCTCGTGCGCCGCAACCTCGAAGAGATCCTCGATGCAGTCAAGGACGTGGACGTGGAGAGCTTCATCGCTGTCGACGAAGAGCTCGACGACGACGCCGCTGATCAGGTGATCCGCGATCTCGAGAGCATGACCCCTGAGCTGGCTGATGAGCTCGAGGGCATTTCGGAAGAGGACGCTGCTGATGTCGCCATGCAGGTGCGTGAAGATGTCGCAGAGCAGATGCCCGATGCCGACGACGAGGAGATCGACAAGAACACCGCGCTGGTGGCAGCATTCCTGTATCGTGCAGGGGAGCTGGTCTGATGGCTGAAGTGGCCAGGTTGCAGGGGTCGCTCACGTCGACCCCAACGTACCTTCTCAACGGGCAGGCGCGAGTCACAATCCCGTTGGACGTGTCGTTGTCGTGCGCAAACTCCGTCAGCACAACTGTCAACCTGACTACGGATGATCCGTATGTGCTGTCTCTTGGTGCCCTTGCAAACGTCAACGTGTTGATGATTCGTGCAGTAGGTGGCAAGATTCGAGTACGTGTTACATCTTCGGATGGGGCACAACAGGCGATTCCGACAGATTTTCTGCTTCTGTTTACAGGAGCAGTAAACATCACCGCAGTGGATTTGACACGCACAGCAGGAACATCGACCGCCGTGTCGGTGTACATGGGAGATAAGGCATGACTACGACACGCGATGTGACCTATGGGGAGCTGCTCGACAACGCCAACCTGGGCAAGCTCGACGCCACGCTGCAGACGGTGAAGCTGGGGCAGGCGCTCAGCCAGGTGAAGGTTGTGGCTACAGGCCTTACCGGCGCTGCGAGCTTCGACATCACCACGGCGGCTGTGAAGGCTGCGAGCACCATCACTGGCATCTACCTGCAGGACGGCACCAACCTTCCCCCGATCGGCAACGTGGTGTCGCTGCGCGTCACTGCTGCTGGCACGGGCACCACTGTGGGCTCCTACGCGATCACCGATGCCGGCGGTACGGCTCTCAGCCCCACCACTTCCACGGTTGTGGGTCTCGCGCTGCTCTCCGACGACGGCAAGACCCTCACGTTTCCCACTGCGAACGTGACTGCGTTCGTGCTGGCGTATCGTCCCCGCACTGCGGTGTCGATGAGCGCTGCCCCGACCAACTTCCCGGCCCCCTGATTGATCTGAGAACGGACCCTACGCCATGGCAGATCAAAACACCCCCGTCGACCCCCAGGTGACAGGCGCAGCTGCAGGAAACCCTGAGCCTGTCACCACCGACAACGCAGCTGCTACCCCCGCTGCGCCTGCTATGCCTGAGACTCCTACCCAGGCCGCTCCGGTCACGCCGGTAGCTCCTGCAACGGAGGATCGGCATTCCAAGGCGGCTCTGCGGCGCGCAGAGCGCGAGGCAGGCAAGCGCAAGCTTCAGGACAAGCTGGATCGTGAAGCCCAGAGCATGGGCTACAAGAACCACGCAGACCTTCTTGAGCAGACGCGGGCTGCACGCGCGGCCAAGCAGGCTGAGCCTGCCAAGACAGATGGGAAGCCTCAGGACACACAGCCTGAGATGCAGGAAGAGCCTCAGGGCGCGACTGCTGAAGCGATGCGCAAGCACATCAGCACGCTCGAGGCTCAGAACAGCAAGCTGCAACGTGAGATCCGCATGCTCCGTAAGGAGCAGCAGATGCGCGATCTCTGTTACAAGCACGGTGTCAAGGACATCGAGTACGCTGTGACGCTGATCGCCAAGGCTGCATCTGAGAAGGGTGAGTTCAATGCAGACACGTTCTTCCGCGGCATGCGCAAGGAGCGCCCGTATCTCTTCGGGGATGTGCCGATGGAAGCTCGTCCTGCAACGACGACGGCGGACACTGCGCCGGCCCCGACACCTGGCAAGACGGAGCGGGTGACTCCTCCGCGCAAGAGCGCAAAGGAGATGACTCCCGCTGAGTATCGGAAGTGGAAAGAGAAGCACGTCGGCGCGCGGCATCCATTCGGGTGAGCGTTGAGATTTGTGCTTTGGTGAGTTAGCCTACAAACAAGAGGTAGCTGCAAATGGATTTCTCCGTCATCGTTCAGAGCGCGCAGGTTCGCGCACTTGTTCAGGAAGGCGCGCTGGAGCGGGAGTTCCATGATGCGCTCTTCCCCGGCCTGGTTTTCCGCGCTGAGTGCGGGGCCAGCATTCCGTGGCCGGCTGGTGTGGGTGATACCTACATCGGTACCCGCAACGGGCTGCTCGCTCCGCGCACTCGCCCGCGGCGTCCTGGTGAGGAGCCTGTGCCCCAGAGCTACTCTAGCGAGCAGTGGATGGCTCAGCTGCAGGAGTACAGCGACACCATCGACACCGACATGAAGACATCGGCGCTCGCCATCGCGTCGCTCTTCATGGAGAACACCCGCAAGCTCGGCATCAACGCTGCGCAGACGATGAACCGCATCGTGCGCAACCGCATGTACAACGTCGCTGAGAGCGGTCACACCGTGGCGGACGGCGCGCAGGCGGGCGTGACTTCGCTGCGAGTGAAGCGCCTCAACGGCTTCACCAAGGCGCGCAGCGCTTCGGGCTCGGTGGTGCGCTTCGTCGATGTCAGCTCGGCCAACCCGCTGACCATCAACGTCGAGGCCGTCGGTACCCGCTCGGTGATCGGCTTCACCCCCGATACCCCCGGTGATGAAGTCGGCCCTGGTACGCTCACGCTGAGCGCAGTGGTGACGGTCAACGACCGCGACGCGATCACCTCGATCGACGCGACCAAGTGGGTCATCCCCAACCAAGACTACACGTCTTCGCTCAGCATCGATGACATCGGCGCCAGCGACTACATCAGCTCTGCGGCCATCCGCAAGATGGTGGCCAACCTGCGGCAGGACAACGTGCCGGTGCACCCCGATGGTCACTTCCACTGCCACCTGAGCCCGGCGTCGGAAGCTACGCTCATGCGCGATCCCGAGATTCAGCGCATGCAGATCGGCAACATCGACAACTACCTCTACTCGGAGATGGTGATCGCCAAGGCTGCCGGAACGCTCTTCGTGCGCAACAACGAGTGCCCCAACCAGGGCACCGTGTACCCGTACGACGGCACCTACAGCGCCGAGGACAGCTTCGCGGGCGAGCTCTCCAACGCCTCGAGCGTCGAGGTCGAGCGCGCGCTCTTCACGGGCTTCGGCGGCATCGTGGAGTACGCCAAGGACATGAGCGATCTCATCAGCGAGGCAGGGCTCAACGGCACTGTGTCTGCGGTGCAGACCAGCCAGAACGGCATGGAGGTCACGGCTGACGGTGTGCGCCTCATCTTCCGCGCTCCGCTCAACCGCACCCAGGACGTGGTGAGCACCAGCTGGCAGTTCATCGGTGACTGGCCCTGTGCGACCGACTCGGTGTCTGGCCGTGTCGAGGTCACTGGCGGTACCAGCCGCTTCAAGCGCATGCGCGTCATGGCGCACGCTGTCCAGCTCTGATCGCAACAACCTGGTCGCGTAAGTGGGGCCCCAGCAGCCGTAAGGTTGTCTGGGGCCTTGCTTGTTGTAGGATACAGACATGCCGCTGACCACCGACGAAAAGGGAAAAGTGCGTGCAGCACTCGGGTACCCCCAGGTGTCCAGCGCTGGATCGCTGGCATTTGGCATCCCGATCAACCTGCAGATGAATTTCATGGTCGAGAATGCCATGACGCGCGTTATGGAAGACGCTCTTCCGCGCGTGCGCTCGATCCTGGGACACATCGACAATGTGGAAGCGCAGATGCGCGAATCCACATGTACCCTGATGGCTCAGCGCACAGGTGAGATTGAGCTGCGGTCGGGGGATCCAGGCAAGTCGACCCCGGATTTGCTCAGCAAGGAGCGCCTGCGTTGGTGCAAGCTGCTGGCTGACATTTTCGGGGTGCCTATGTACAACTACGCCAGCACAACGGACGGGGCTGGGGTGCAGGTGCGCAATGTGAGGGTGCGTCGATGAGTGGATGCGGCGATCCCCCTGATGCGTTCAACTACGGAAACACACTGGCAGCGAAGCTGGGAGGCTGTGTTGACAAAATCCGCAGTATCAACGCCATGCTGGGGCTGCGCCCTTACCATGTATATCTTGTGCACACCCGCTGGAGCGGCACAGAAGTGGGCGATGGTGTTGAGTCTGTGCTCACTCAAGAAGAAATCCTGCCAGTGCCTCGCGTGCAGAGCATCGCCAGCCTAAGATTGCAACTACAGTCTGTAGGTCTCGCCGAAATAGGAGACTTGCAACTTTCGGAAGTGAGTACGCGCTACACGGAGAATACACTCCGTCGACTACAAGAAGATGGTTCCGCGTACCCCCGTAACGAATCAGCATACTGGGAAATCCACTTTCTGCGTGCAGATGGCAGCAATGCCGTTCGCAGGCGATTTGTGTGTGTAGGTGTTCCTGTGCTCGAGCCAGGCAACGTGCAGTGGACTGTCTCGCTCTCGCGCTCTTACAACGACCGTGATTCTGTAACAGGAACCCCGCGGTGAAGCATACGTTCACCGTCAAAGTTGGCAAGCTGGGCGAGTACGAAAAGTCTCTGCCCAGGCGATACGCCGCTGCACTACTCCAGGCCCATGATCGCGCGGCAAAAGAGATGGTGCTGAAGCTGCAGGCAGAGACACGCAATGCTTCGCCTACTCATAGTGGTGGGCCTGTCGGCGCGGTCGCTACTGGGAAGCTGATGCGTGGGTGGGCCTTCAAGCTGGTGCGCAGCAGCATGTCTGTGACGGTGTACAACACAGCCAGGGACGGCAAGAAGGAATACGACGGGCTTGTAGAGTACGGAGTAAAGCCTGGGGGAAGACAGCCCCCTACCTCTGCCATCATGCGGTGGATGACGGCTGTTGGTATCCAGGGGAACTCTGCCATTTCTACGCGCAGTGTGGCTTTTCTGATCGGTAGAGCCATTCGGCGCCGTGGGCTCAAAGCTCGCCTGATCGTGCAGGGCAAGAGCGGTTCGCGTCTCGCCAACTTTGCCAAGATGCACTACAAGCATTTTCGCAACATTGTTGGCCAGGAGCTGGGTAAGCCATGACGTACGCAATCATCAAAGATCCCAGCTACAAGGTGGAGCTGACCCCCAAGTACGATCTGGACGTGCGGTCTGCTGTCATCAGAGGATTGGCTGAGTATTTCAAGACAATCACCTGGAACTTTGGGCAGAGCGCTGATCGATTTCGCGTCGTTGAGGAGTACCAAGCCGCGTTCGGTGATCCCTCTCAGTACCCAGCTGCTTGCTGCTTTCCGCGATCGGCTGGGATGTATGATGACAACGGCAGCATCGGCAACGACGTAGAGGACTTTGACACCTTTGGTCTGCTGTACTGGGGGGACTTCACAGTAGACATTGAGGTGGAGTGCTTCTTCACGCAACCGATCAACCGCCGTCGCGCCATGATGGCGATCGAGAGCGCTGCAGTGCCTGTTGATTGGCTTAGGGGCTTCAGAATTCAGCTTCCTGACTACTTCAACGCGGTTGCTGAATACAGCCTCACCGAGAGCAACATCGAGGATAATGCTGACGATCGCACCAAAGGGTGGTACAAATCAGCGTACACGTTCAAGGCTAACGCGCCCCTGTACCGGCGCATTGACCTGCCCAGGATGGATCCTGTGGCTGAAACTGCTGTAGGAGAAGATCAATGAGCTCTGGGGCGTTTGTTCGGAGGTATGCAGCCCTCCCTGGTATGGAGGAGCTGCTCAAGATTGAGGGCGTGGTCATCGTCGACTCGCCCCCTGCTGGCAACGTGGAAGGCGTCGATCAGGGCTGCGTGGGCATGGTTGGCGAGTGCGTCGACATGTCTGCCGCTTGTTCGATCAACAGCTCTGGCGAGGTTTTTGCCAAGTACCAGCCGCAGCGCATCTTTTCTGGCACAGACCAGATTCAGAAGCTCGGTGGGTTCGATTCTCGCCTGGGTGACACTGGCGACGAGTGCGGCAACGTCTACCTCGAGCTGGCCAACAAGACGTTCAGCCAGCTGGTCGTGCAGCCTGTCGACCTGATCACACCTGGTACGGGTACCTCGCACGGCATTCGCCTGTGGCGCGCGCTGCCGACCAACCGCTCGGCCACAAGCACCACGCCGATCACCCCGATGTCGCCAGCTACGGTGGTTGCAGGCACGGATTTCAGCGACGGGGGGTACCGTATCTGCCTTGCGCAGACCGTGAGCTTTACGGGCAACGCCCCGAAGACGGCTGCAGTCAACGGCAACACATCGGTAGCAGGCTTGCCTGCTGCCACAGTGACGATCACATCAGCGACCGCTGGTTTTCAGACCTACGAGGTAGCTGTAGGTGACGTGGTGGTTGTGGGGTCGCTTGCGGCTGCATCGCTCTCGCAGAACCTTGTGTGCGCGGCTGCTGGCCTCTGTCGCGTTGTGTCGGTAGACAGCAACACGCAGATCACGATTGAGCGCATGGACGGCAGCAACTTTACCGCGTCTACGACGTGGCTTGCTGGCGCGGCTCTCGCATTTCGCGTGCACGTTGGCACTGACGCTGACACAGGCGGCGAGCTCAATCTTTCGGCGGATGCCAGCTACAACGTCCTTGCGCGCCCCCTGAGTGCCACGATTGCTGCGGCATCGGCACTGACCCCTGTTGTGGTCCCGACCGCCCCGAGCGCGACATCCTGGGAGCCTCTCAGCGGTCTGGCGGGCATCACGCACCCCACTGGCACCATCATCTACGACGCCAACGTACACGCGCCCAACCTGGCAGCGACCCCGTTGCTGCTCGCGCGGTATGAGAGCGCGATCGACGCTCTGGCAGCTGACGACGATCCTGCAGACCGCATCAAGATCCTGGTGTCCGCACGCAAGTACAGCGGTATCCATCTGAAGATGCGCGCGCACTGCCTGACTCAGAGCTCGCTCGGCAAGAGCCGCAGCTGCATCATCGCGCCCCCGCTGACCACGCTGACGCTGGATGATGTGCTCGACAGCGATTACCCTGGTGTGGGTGGGGGTTCTGGTGGAGCTACGCGCAACGAGCGCGTCATCTACGCCTGGCCTGGGGCGCGCACCTACGTGCGCGGTGTCGTGGGCACGACGCTCGATCGCTCGGACGGCACCACCAGCAACGACGGCGTGATCGACACAGGCTTCGACACCTGGGTGGCAAGCCTTCTGTCGGTGCTTCCTCCCGAAAACGACCCTGGCCAGGCCCTGTCGCCTGTCCCTGAGGCGTTTGCGCTCATCCAGGGGTACCAGCTTGGCGCTCCGACGCTGGACATGAACTCCTACATTCAGATGAAGCAGGCGGGCATCTGCGGGCTGCGTATCAGCCGACAGATCGGGCCGCAGATTCAGTCCGCGGTGACGACCTCGATGACTTCTGGTGAGGAAGAGATCAATCGTCGGCGGTTTGCCGATTTCATCCAGGATTCGCTTGCTGCTCGCTACGGGTACTACTCGAAGTTGCTGCAGACGGAATCGCGCAAGGACCAGATTGTCGGAGCTACGGGAGCTTTCGGATCTGAGCTCAAGAACGAGGGCAATCCCTCGGCAGCGCGCATTGCAGATTACGCGATCGACAGCATCTCGGGAAACACCCCGCAGATGGCTGCTCGGGGGGTGTTTGTGGTGCGCTCTTCTTGGCGCATGCTGGGGAGCTTCAAGGTCATCGTGGCTCAGACGGATGTGTCTCCGTCTGCTGTGGTCGTTCGCGTAGGCTGATAGGAGATCACCATGCTGAAGCGGTTGATGGGGCAGGATACGGATCTTGTTCTTGAAGTGGGCGGGCAGCCTGTGGATGCCATTTCCACAATCAAGGATTTCTCGTTCGAGTTCGAGCAGGAGACCAAGGACGAGGGGTATGTGGGTGAAACCACAAACCGCAAGGACGCTGTTTTCAAGGGTGTCAAGGGCTCGTTTACGATGCACCTGACCACCAAGCAGCAGATTCTCTGGGTGCAACAGATCATCGACAAGAGCCGCAACCGCGGCACTGGACCCGTGGTCAACATGAAGACCACGCTCAAGTTTCCCAATGGGGATCGTGTGCGTTACATCTTCCCTGACGTGGAGTTTGGCAGCTTCCCGTTCAACGTGGGGGGCCGCTCGGACTTCGTGAGCGTCAAGGTGGACTTCGTGGGGTCTGAGGGGCGCGCGGTTGCGACGTGATCCTCTTGTCGGTCGACTTGGCCGCGCTTCCTGAGCGACTGCCACCAGACTTGGAAAATCGGCTGAAGGTGCTGATTCCAAGTCTGGTGGCACGTACGTTCTTGATCTGCTCCGATGATCCTGCGCCAATCGGCATGATCACGATCGACGTGTTTGATCGTGAGGTTGAGCTGCACGAAATCTACATCGCGCAGCAAAATCGACAGCAAGGATATGGTACAAAGGCGCTGCGCGCGCTAGACCAGTTGTTGGTCGAGGAAGAGATGGATCAGCTTTGGCTGTACCCTAACTCGACTGACGGCGTGGACACTGACGTGCTGTTGCGTTGGTACAAGCGCTGTGGGTTTGTTCCCCATCCCGAAGAGGGATTGGTGAAATACTACAGGTGATGACGATGGCAAGCGATCGACTGGTTCACTGGTTCAAGCTCCCTGCAAGCCTGACGGTTTCGTACAAGGGCCTGGAGCTTGTGCGTTTCGGGGTCATCGAGCTGACCGTGCAGGAAGAGCTCGTGGCGGCAAAGATGGCTGACCAGAGCGCGTTTGCCCTGGCCAACCGCAGCGTGATGATGTCCGTGCGGTACGCCAAGAGTGCAGACGACCAGCTGGTAGAGTTCTCGCTTTCCAACGAGACAGCTGAGCTGCTTTGGGCTGCCATGGGCCCGAAGGTTCGCAATCTGCTGCTGCAGGCGCACGTTCAGGTAAACACGCCCAAGCAGGACGAGACTGCCAGTTTTCTGAGCAGCTGCGAAGTCTCAGTGGGCTGACTTGGGGCATCTGGCTGCGAAATGCCGCACCCCCGGATGAGGTGCGGCAGAACCTTTGGCAAGCCCTTGCGTGGGCAGCAAGGTACGGCAGACAGCCCCTCTCAGAGCTTCGACAGCTGACCCGAAAAGACCTCGCCCAGTTTTCTGATAGTCTACAGTCCATCGTAGAGCAGGAAAACACACCTGTACCGGGTGAGGACAATGGTTGACAACGAAGTACGCAACAAAGTCGTCACAGAGTTTACGGCTGAGAATGTTTCGTCTTTCGCCCAGCAAGCGACAGGCGCTGCAGCCGCGATGGGCGCCATTGTCCTTGCACAAAACCTGTGGAATCAGGCCGTTGCAGCTGCAGCGGCTCCGCTCAACACCATCATCTCGCTCAACTCTCAACGCGAGGCGCAGTTGCGATCGATGGCTAGTGCGCTGGTAGCGCAGCAGGCTATTGGGGCTACCCGCGCTGTGCAGGCGGCTGCAGATGCTGCTGCAGCCGGCACCGCGGAGCTGTCTACGCGAATGATCAAGCAGGGCGCCCGAGAGTTTGACGGGCTTGCTGGGGCCGCAGAGGGAGCGTTCCGAAAGAGCGCAACAAGCGCCGGCACATTTACGCGTGCCATGCAGGCTGCGCAGCAGATGATGCGCATGATGGTTGTTGATGCTGCTGCGCTACCTGGCGAGGTAAACGATTATGCTACTGCGATGCAGATCGCATCTAGTAGCGTGATTCAAGCTGTGGCTGGAACGCGGCACAGCAACGTCGCGTCTGTTATGCATTTTGTCAATAACCTCACCGCATCTGCAATCAATGCAGGAATTGACTCAGCGCAAGCTGGCCGGGACATCATGCGCATGATGACTTCTGGTCGTGGGCAAGCTGGGATGGACGTGCGCACATGGACGGAGGTAATTGCCCCGTATGCGAGGGACAATCGCGGGCAGCAACTGTCTGCTCAGCAATTCAATGCTTTGGCTGCTGAACGGCGATTTGAGATTCTTGCACGAGTCGGAAGCGACTTGCGCAACATTATGAATCAATCTGCAGACAGCTGGGAGGCTGTCCTTGGTGCACTGTCTTCGGCTCGTAACGAGCTGATTCAGCAGGCGACTGCTCCAATTTACAAGCAGATTCAGTCTGGGCTTGCTCGCTTTTCTGCATGGCTCAACGATGGAGTCGAGCACGGCACGTCTATTTTGCAGCGCTTGACACGCGTTGGTGAGGCGCTGTCTAACGTAGCGATCGTGTGGCTGAAGCCGATCATCGAGCGCATTGCTTCGCTGAGCAGCAGGTTGGGGGAAGCGGGGGAGGCCATTCGCAAGAACTACTTTGTCAACCGCGCTGCAGATTTTATCGGAGAAGGCATGACGCGCCTGCAGCGCATGATTCTATCTCCTGTTACATCGTGGCAGGACGCCATCCGCGGAGCTGTCAGCACTGTGGGCATCTTGTCTCCTAACCTGGTGGTGTTCGGAGGATTCCTGCGCGCTGTAATCCAGGGTGGTTCGGGTGTAACTGAGATGTGGTTGTCTCTGCAGGTAGCAGGAGCAGCTTTGTGGGATGCGTTGAGCAAGGTTGGTCCGGTGCTGAGCGCAATCACTGACGTATTTACGATGGTGTTTGAGGCGGTAGCTGGGCCGATTGGTTACGTAATCACGGTACTGGCTGTTGTGTTTCGAGTTCTTGCAACTGTTGTCGCTGGTGTTGCTACTGGGCTGGCAACGGCTTTTACCATGATCATGGTGCCGGCAACTGTGGTCATCGAGGTGATCAAGGGCATCGTGCAGCTTGGTATTTGGCTTATTCGGGTGCTGCTGATGTTTGCTGAGACCATCATCGGCGTTATTACGCCCGTGAGCTTTACGTTTGAGGGATTTCTTCGTGCACTTCAGACTGTGCGCGACACCATGCGTTCTGCGGCAGAGTCTATTCGGTGGGCGTTTGCTCGGCTAGGTCTGTCCGACACGAGCCCGACATCGTTGGCGGAAGAGCTTGTGCGTCCTAACGCAAGGGAAGACGCAGAGAATCCCACCATCGGACGCATGCGCCGTGCGTGGGAGGCAATGAGCTCCGCCATGGAAAACATCAATTTGACTGGGACGCGCCAGCGCCCAGTGTCACACACCAACAACGACTTTCGATTCAGCCGCTTCGACATCACACAGCGCTTTGCGGAGGGCTTTGACCCTGACCGCATCGCTACGTTCTTTCAGCGGGACATCGCCAACGCGGCCAACCAGCGCACGGAGAGCGGGTTTGCCCCCGCGTTCAGCACATGACCCTACCCGTACCGTCCCTGGTCATCCAAGAGCGCACAGGTGCCCGCAGGCGCGTGGTCTTGAAGGGCCGCGCGCTGCCGTACCGCCCGATCGAGTTTACTGTCGATCAGCGCGTAGACATCTCCAACCCTGCCGGCTTGCAGAGCGGCGTCAGCACGATCCTCGGTCCGACGTACGGCTGCACAACTTTCACAGGCATGTGGAAGGACAAGCATCTGGGGCGCACAGCGTCCCTGGATTCTTGCTACATGGTGGTGGACGGCGTGCAGGTTTCTACAATTGTAGAAGCTGAAAAGCTGTTTACGTCGATTGTTGAGCAAGGGCAGGAGTTGGATGTCCAGTGGGGCCCTGTGTACCGGAGGGGGCACATCAAGGCGTTCAAGCCTAAGTGGCTCAACGTCGCAGACATGGAGTGGTCGCTTGAGCTCATGTGGCTGTCGCGCGGTTCAGTGGTGGCTGCTTCGTACGTGCCGAACCGCGATCCGCCGACTGATTTGTCCAACAGCATGCTCGAGCGGCTGACGGCGGCGATGCGAAACTTCCGTAGGTCATTCCGATGGGTCAATGACTACCAGGAGCGCGTGCTTCGTACTGCGCAACAGCTTGGCGCGTTTACGGAAGAGCTAAACACGACGATTGAAACTGTCGATAGCGCCAACCCGATGAATCTTGCGGCATTTACTGCCCGCAATACCATTGTTGCAGCTGGCAACATCCGCGACACTGCGGGGAACTTTGTAGATACAGCGCGCAACAATCAGGCGCTAGCATTCCTGGATCAGTACCGCTTGCTTGGTACTACACCTGGGCTGCCCCCTGAGACGATTCCACCGGACGTTCAGGTAGAAGCGACTGTCAATGCGCGCGAGCAGGAGCGTTTGTTTCGGGACATGAGAGACGACGCTGCTGCGTATGAGCGTGCTCGCGCTGCTGGTGATGGGGAGATTCTGGGCACTTATCGCACCCGCGAGGGGGAAGACCTGCGCGATGTGTCTCGTATCTACTACGCTACTCCGTACGAGTGGCGTCGCATCATGGAATACAACGAGCTGACTACCAGCAATGTGCCAGCAGGCACGCTGCTCGTGATTCCGCGTGGAAATGACGAGGAGAGCGGCGATAATGTCTGATCCGCTGAACGAGGTGGTCCAGTATTCGTCGTGCGTGGTGCATTTGACGATCGCGTTGGAAAACAAGACCAACGTGCGCGGCGATTCTTTGTCTCCGACGGAGGGAGATCAGTATGTACCGCGCGCGGCTGGCTCGAATCCAACTGAGCCGCTCGTGCTGCAGCCAGGTGTCAACTCTACCGTCTACAACGTCGTGCCGAAGAAGTGCAACGTGACGATGACTGGGCATCGCCAGGCTGCAAAGTTCGACATGGTGATTGACTGGAAGAACCTCCCGCTCGATCCGCGTGTGGTCAAGTCCATTACGGCTGAAGTTCACATGGGCTTGGTCAAGCCACTGGACTTTGCTAAGGGGCAGTCAACCCGGAGAAATTCTGGCGGGGCTGGGGCTTTGCGGGAATCGCGCAGCTCTATTCTGAGCACTCGACGCCCTGATGGAACGGCGCGCGAAGACACACTGATCATTCGTGGCATCGTGGACGAGTGGAAGACGGATTACACTTCTACGTACGAGATCCATCTGCAGGGGCGCGACTTGTCAGGCGTAATGATGGATTCCCCTGTCACTGGAGCAGACCCGACAACACTGCAGCGTGAGCGAGATCGCATGCGCGCTGCCAGGCCTTCTCCGCGCCCAGCCCCTGCATCGAACACAGCTACAGCTCGAGCACGGCGGCGGCGGTTGACGATCTTTGATGTGCTGGACACGCGCCAGACCATCACGGACCTTGTGCGACAGATCGTGCGCTTGCATCCACGCATGGGTGATTTGCGAGTCGTCAGCGACCCAGCCGAATGGCCTAACGGGCGCATCCCTTCCCCTACTGCAGGGTCGAGGCTGAAGCGGAGGAGCGGGGCCTCTGGTGGTGGCGGTGCGGCCAACATGACGTTCTGGGATTTGATCACAAGGTACTGCACACTCGTTGGCGCAGTACCGAAGATCGTCGGCCAGACGTTGGAGATTCGCCCGTCTAACATGCTGTTTGGGGCTGAGTCTATTCAGCGCATTCAGGATCAGGCGATTCGAGTGGTGTACGGGCGTGATATTCAGAAAATGGACATCACGCGCAAGTACGCTGGCAACTCCAAGCCTAAGATTGTGCGATGCGTGAGCACAGATTCTCAGCTTGCGCGAGGAGCAGGCGCGACTGTCGAGGCAATTTGGCCTCCGCGTAACAGGCGAGAAGCTGCTCGCATGATGGCCAAAAACTTCGACGCTCGCGGTGGGGCAGTTGATGGTGAGGTCATCAATGTCCCCGTGCCCGGTGTGCGCGATGTGAACACTTTGCTCACCATCGCTCAGGGCATTTATGAAGAAATCGGGCGTAACGAAATTCGCGCGCACGTCGATACTGGGCGCCTTACTACGTCGACAGGGGCGCTTGGTGATCTACTCAGGTTGCGCCCAGGACGCCCTGTAGAGCTCCTGGTGGACACGGATCGGTTCCGCAACGGGCAGGCGCTTACAACCACCCTGGCGCAGACGCAGGGGCTAACCCTGCAAGCGGCTGCGAGGCAGCTGGAACCCTACGTGGGTTCTGGGGACATCGCGCGCGCCATGGTCGCCAGCCATCGTGGCATCATCATGGAGCAGCTGCGCTATTTTTTCTGCGCTGAGGTAAAGTTGGGCTGGACCAACGACAAGGGCTTGAGCTGCGAATTTGATCTGCAGAACTACTGGTGGCCACGGCACGACAGCGCCAAGGCTCTGGGAGATCAGCGGATTGGGCCGAACAGCGCTCGGAGGCGCCGAGCTCAGGGAGAGTCTTCTCGGCATGCGAATAATCCTGGGGCCCAAGCACCCAGGCCGAGTCGCATTGATCCCAATTCTATCCCACAAGCGGTAGAGGACACGGAAGCAACCGCTCGAGCAAATGACGCTCGTAGGGCCGCAAATGGGTCTTTCACTCAGAGCTTGCAGCAAAGCTTCTCTAGCATGATTTCGAGGGGTACATGAGCCTCGACATCCGCAGGATGCGGCATCTGATTTCTGGGCCTGGAGTAGACACTCGTGTGTGGGTGTCGCTGGGAGTTGTTCAATCTGTCGAGCAAAGTGAAGAAGGGTTGCTTGCTGAAGTAGCAATGCTCCCTAACGAAGAGCTCGTAGAGTGCGACATTGCTAGTCAGTATGCTGGTCAAGGCTTTGGGCTCGTGACCGTCCCGCGAGAGGGAGACACCGTAGTGGTGCTCGTACCTGGCGGTGACTCGGACATGCGAGCTGTCATTTTTGGGACGCTTTGGTCTGGCGTGGACACTCCTCCAACGGAGAGCCAGGAAGCGGATTTCAACGCTACTCAGGATTGTTTGCTGCGAGTAGAAAACAGCAAAAACTTGAGAATCATCACTGCTGCTGGCGGAAACGTGAACATCACAGTAGAGGGCAGCGGAAACGTGAACATGAAGATCGGGAGTGGTGTGATTCGGCTGGGCAATGACACTCACGTACCTATGGACGGAGTGGTTCACGGCAGCGGATTTGACCCATTCACTGGCCAGACGTACTACGCTCTGCAGAACTGCAGCTCAGTGGTATTTGCGAAGAAGAGCTGAGCGAAGCGCTCATTTGCCTTCTTATTTAGAATACCACCAAGAACCAATGTCTTGGATAGCCCATAATCAGAGGCCCCTCAGAGGAAATCGACAGGTCGAGGTGATTTCATGCCGATGAATGGCACGGTCCTGGGTGACGCATTGATTTCTGCGATCGACACCGCGGTGTCGATCACCCCCCAAGCAGGCCCTGCGCAGCGCCAAGCCATTTGGCGTGCAATCGGCGCCGCGATCGTTACCCATGTCCAGGGCGCAACCGTGACCGTGACGGTTACAAGCGTCTCTGGGGTGACTCCTGGCCCTGGTGTATCTGGCCCTGGCACGGGGTCTGGTACAATCACCTAGCGATGCCCTTTGGAACTTCACCTTACGGAACGAGCAGCTACGGAGGCGGCACGGTTCTTTCCGTCCTGTCCTGCCGTGCAACCAGTACACATACAGTGCTGGTCGAGCTGGCCGCACCTCCATTGGCTGAGTCCGCTATTGGGCAGGGCGACGCGCTCAATCCTGCGAGTTGGTTTGTAAGGCTCGCCGATCTGTCATTTACGCACACCGTCATGGCTGTGCGTAAGGTCTCAGTCTCTGAGTTTGAGCTGCGCACGCTCGAGCCTCTGCGCAACTGGTTGACTGTGCATGAAGCGGGGGCCCCGCTCTTGCGAATGACCAGCGGCCTGTTCATTACTGCACCCAGGTCCGCCACATTTCTTGGTGTGGTTGTCGAGGGCGACCGCGCAGTAAATCCGCTGCACCGCTACGACTTCGCCAACAACCCCACTGGGGGCAGCACTGTTGGTGGCGCGCTCAAGGTCAACTCTGGCGGTACGTACGCGCGAGACAGCGGCACATCGCTCGTGCGCAAGATGGTCATTCGCCGACTGCTGACGATGCCTGGGTCGTACTTTTCGATTGCCCCAGAGGATTTTGGCGCGGATCTGCGGATTGGTGGACTGTTCAACCCTTCGTCGCTGCCGCAGCTGAAAGCGTCTTTGGAGCGTGAGCTCCTGAAGGAGCCTGATACGACTGAGGCTGTTGTCAGCTTGGTGTATCAACAGGGCGTGATCACGATCACTGCGCGCGTAAAATCTGTTCTGGGGGCTCAAGTCCCTGTCACTGTGGAGGCGCGAGCCTGATGGATCTCCCTACGTTCAACGACCTGTTCGCGGTCTCGCGCAACGAGCTCCTGGCGCGTAACCAGAAGCTATCGCTCGCAGAAGTCGATCGCACTGGTAGCGACCTCAACATTGTTGTGGGTGCGATTGCTGCTGGCGCAGACGAGGTGACGGGTCAGCTGGCCAGGGTTGCCAAGTCCAGGCTCTTGGCGACTGCGCGCGGCAGCGAGCTCGAGGTGCTTGTTTACGATCGCTACGGGTTGCTGCGCAAGCCATCGTCGCCTTCGTACACGTACGTGCACTTTACGACCACGGCTGCAGCGGGCGCGTCTTTCACGATCCCTGACGGCACCCTTCTGAGCGCTGCAGACGGGTTGCAGTTTGTGTCTGTGGGATCGGAGACGTTCCCTGCGGGCAGCACTGGCCCTGTACGTGTCACTGTGCGCAGCTTGGAGGCCGGCTCTGGGCAGCGCGCGGTGGCAGGCGCCATCACATCGGTCATCACGCAGATTGTGGGTGCTCCTGCTGATCTGGAAGTGATCAATCCGGCAGCAACATTCGGTGGAGAGGATAGCGAGACTGATGAAGAACTCATTGCCCGCGCGCGCAGTTTCTTTGTCAACGCTCGTCGAGGTACGGCTGAAGCTATCCGAGCCGCAGTGTTGTCGTTCCCTGGGGTGCGCACTTGCAACGTGTTTGAGCACTACGATCTACTGGGACGCCCTGTTGGTCCTGTGGCTGTCGTAATCGCAGACGGATACACCGATCTGTTTGCTCAGAGCGGGGCGCCTGGTAGCTACCAGCTGCAATCTGATGCTATGGTCAACCAGCTGCAGCAGTTCCTGGCTGAGTACCGCGCGGCGGGCATCACGCTGAGCATTACGGTAGCGCAGGTGCAGCTGATGTCGGTGCAGATGTCGCTGTCGTATCTGGCTGGCTACGACACAGACGCTGTAGACACGGCAGCAAGGGCTGCGGTCATTCAGCACATCAACACCCGCAGGCCTGGGGAGTCCGTGACGATGGCGGGCATGTACGGCGCGCTGCAGCTGGTGCCTGGGTTGGCGTACACGGGGCAGGAGATTCTTTCCCCCCGAGGTACAACCGCTGTTGGTGGCGGCCAGGTGCTGCGGACCAACCTTGCTATGGTCAAGGTGCTGTAATGGCGGTACCTGTCGTCACTTTTGCTCCTGCAAGCGGTGTGATTGCGCCGACGTTGGCGATCGTTGTCGACGTAACCAGCTCTCCGGCACTGCAGATCGAAGTGCTTTCTGCTCTGCTGCCAGGTGTCCCCACCACGGAGGTGATTTGGGATGGGTCCAACTTCACCACTCCCTATGCAGGGGTTAGCTCTCGATCCAGCATCCCCGGTGGATTTCGCTATACTCTGCGCCGCGGTGTTGCTTGGCCTGATAGCCCTACTCTGTCCGTCTTGGCTATCAACACCAGTGCGGAGCAGACGATTGCTGGTGCTACATATCTCCTGTCTGCCACTGTCCCTCCTTCCAGCACGCCGAGTTTGCCGGTGTTCACGGTGGGAAGTGCCAGTGCCGCTTACCCTGGGGCAAACACGCTCTCGCAAACAGACCTGCTGTCGGTTATCGAGGGCACACTCGATCCTGACTACATCGAGCCGATCAAAGCTGTACCGGATGGCGGATACGAGCTGTTCCAGGCAGGCGCGCTCTCGCTGTCGCGGGTAAGCGATGCTGTGCGTGCCTTTCAGATCGGCACGCTTGCGCAATTTGCCCCTGTTGGTCAGTTTGCAACTGGGACGGTTGAGTTTTTCCGTGTGTCTGGGGGCGCTGGCACTGTCACGGTAAAGGCCGGCTCTGTTGTAGCAACAGGCGACGATCGGCGTTTTGTGACATTGGATGACGCGGTATTTAGCGGGGCAGCTTTGGGCCCTGTGACTACGCGCGTGCTCGCGCTCATCAAGAGCGAGCAGTGGAACGTGCCTGGGGTGCGCGTGCTTCCTTCTGGAGACACCATCCCTGGAGCTATCAGCCACATCCGAACGCTCGTACAGGATCCGCAGTTTGGGGATCCAACTGTACAGGTGCGGCAGATTTCCGACACTACTGGCGGGATTTTTGACTGGCTGGGGCTGCTGGGCACCGAGCTTGGTATTCCACGCGGTTTGCTCGAAACTGACGATCAATACCGCTACCGATTGCGCACTTTGCCTGATACGGTAAGCCCTGCAGCGGTCATGCGTATGGTGCAGGCCGCCATGGCAGCATGGGGCGGCACGTTCACGTACATTGAAACGCGCGATCCCGCGCTGCAGCTGTTTTACGATGGTCGCCGTGCTGATCGTACGTTTGTGTACGACGATCCCAGGCCTGGATTTCCGTTTCGCAATCGGCTGCTGGATGATGTGAACCACCTCAAGGGGTTCATCGTCGTACTGTCTAATCTTCAGTGCATCAAGGAGCGCGGCGGAGCCTACGACGATACGGCTATGAACGCTGCTGATGCACAATCAAACGTGTCGCGTGGGCGCAGGGCGTTGCTCGCTTACGACATGGAGAGTAACATGGTGCCTATCGTCAGCGGAAATGTGCTGGACGGGTGCTATGACGGGCGAGATTACGCCAAAGATGGTGTATACGCAGGCATCTGGAAGAAACTCAACGAGTTGCGAGCGGCGGGGGTTCCTGCTGCCATCGAGCTGAAGGGACAGTGAAACATGTCTGGTAAAGTGTTTGACCGCACAGTGTTCAACCCGCTGGAGCGACCGCTCAGCTCTGATCAAAACCAGCTACAGTCGGAGGTGTATCGAACGATCAAGGCTGTGAGCTGGATTGACGTGGCTGGGCGCGCTGGTGTCGGAGATCCTCTGCCTGCAGCAAGGTCCATGTTTGTGGGGAGTGCCTTTTTCCCGTATTCTGCAGCAACAGGCATGACTGTGACGCTGCTAGGTGGGTGGGGCTGGTTGTACGATCCCACAGCTACCGCCAACAACATCGGGGGCATTTCTCAGATCAATGATGCTGACGATGTGTATCCCATCTACCTCAGCACAACCCAGACCTTGGCGGTTCCTGCTGCTGATGCGACCAACCCCCGTATCGACATCATTGAGGTCAAGCTTGATCGGCGTTTGGAAAACCCACTGACACGTGACGTATTTGATCCCGCGCTGGAGGTTTTCAACCCTACGCTGCTCAACAAGACGCTGACGTACGATGTTCTTGGTCGCACAAGCATCAACGGCAGCGCTGCCATCAACTACAAGACAGGAACCCCTGCGGGATCTCCGGCAGCGCCGTCAGTTACAGCTGGGTATGTCAAGATTGCAGAAGTGTACGTGGGCGCAGCAGTTACGGTGATTCGCCAGATCGACATCGCGGATTATCGGCGCCTGTGCGCTCCTGGGAACATTCTGGAGATGAGTGCACGCGTTCGGTGGAGTTCGGATTCTACTGTGCGGCCGCTGCAGATTCGGTGGGGAAGCGCTACTCCTGGATTTCGAGTCGCGCTCTCCTCAGCCATTGCTGTATTTGGCAGTGTTGGTATCTCTCAGCTTTTGTATGTGCATGTGCTGCACCCCAACATTAGCGGATTCACCGTTTCTGGTATGTCGTACAGCGGTGAGGGATTTTTGGTCGGGGGCCACCCCATTGTGGGAAGCCCCACCGGGAACAACCCGCTGAGCCCAGCTGCGTTTGACATTCTGAACGGAACAACGGCTGGGTACACGGTGTTCCCTAATACCAGCTTTGCTGGAAGGAATCAGCCGTCTTTGGACGGACAGTTTGCGGCCGTGACACGATCTGGTGCTGCGTGGGGCACTTACGCTGAGTTCGACATTCACATCAAGGCCATGGTGGACTCGTGACACAGGCACTTATTCAGATCGATGGCGTCACGGGCAGCAACCCGCCGAACGGCGTTGCGCTGGCCCTGGGCGCTACGGTGGCTGTCACCAACGTCAACAACGGCGGCGAGGTGTCGTACCTCTGGGAGTGGCTTGATCGCCCTGAGAACTCTGCAGCGGCTTTTGCCAATCCTGCTGTGCAGACCACATCGTTTGTGGCCGACGTAGAGGGCACGTACGTCATTCGGCTCACGGTCAACGCTGCGCGTGCAGATGAGCGCACGAACACGGTGATCGCAGCAGTCAGCCAGGTTCTGACTGAAGACCGCATTCCTGGCGCTACAGAGACCACGCAAGCCAACACGATGCGCGGTTGGGCAGAGGCGGTCAACCGATGGCTCAAGCGCCTTGATCGGCTTGCTGCAGACAGCGGGCAGGTCGTGCACCCCATTGTCTCTGGCGCGTCTCGTGGGCAAGTCGTGTACTGCAACCAGACCACCACGATCCGTACAGGTCTTCCTGAAGAAGAAACTGTGCCGGGGTTTGCGCTCGCCAAAGCGAGCAACCTGACGCACATGCAGATGCCGTTGCTCATCGTCGAGGGGCAGCCTGACGGGAACACGGTGGTGGGTGCTTGGGATCTTGGCAAGATGCGTGCGGTGGGCTTGTTTGGCCCCCTGACTGGTGCTCCTTCTGTAGGAGACTCTGTGTTTGTGAACGACTCGGCTCAGGTGTCTCTGACGCCCGGTACGTACACGCGCCGCATCGGCACTGTTGTGTGGACAGATGGCGTCAACTACTTGATGTATGCGGACAGCACGGCTTGGCGCGTTAGTGTGCGCCCTGAGGCTGTGCTGGTTGACGACACAACTGCAACCACAGAATTTCCAAACGCTGTTCCGATCCAAGCTATCCCCAACACTGGCTTGGAGTTTATTGCTCCGGCAGCATCAACAAACGCGCATGTTGTTGCGCGTTTTACTCCCAGCAATGGGGCTAGTGATGCTGTTGAGCTGACGGGTTTGGGGTCTGTCAGGTTGGGGGAAAACGGGTACTTGATCGGCCCTGTAGGCAACCCTTTGACGATGATGGCTGAGGCTGGAAATCCCTTAGTCATGTACCCAGACGCGAATAGCAACCTGGCGTGGATCATCGATCACACGACAGGTTCGCTGCGGTCACAAAGCGGACAACTGATCCGCAACATTGCAACGCCTGTTGCTGGCACTGATGCTGCGCACAAGAAGTACGTTGACAAGATCGGCGAGACGTTTCGCTGGGGCAACACAGATGTGCCGGCTGGGTCGACGGTATACCTTGATCCGTGCTGGTCTCGCGGCACTGCAGCAGCTACGCGCATCGACCAGGTGTCACCGCACGCTGGCAGCGTGACCAAGATGGTCGCTACGGCGCGGGTGGCCGGTGGTGGCGACCCTGTGGAATTAGCGTTGATGATCAATGGGTTTGTTACCCTTGCAACGCTGTCGTTTACAGCAGGAAACACCTATCTGACTGCGGCATTTGCTCCCCCTATCGCTGTAGGTGTGGGAGATCAGATCGCGCTTGAAGTGAAAACGGGCGCAGGCACTGTGTCTCCCACTGATCTAGTAGTCGCCGTGCAGATGACGCGGTAAGGTACACAGAAAGAAAGGCGGCGCGCATGGCAGCAGAGCAGGTCGTGGTTTCTGTCAGCAACAATACGTGGGCAACTGCGCACCTTGCGGAGGTGAAGTTTGCTTCCGATCAGGTTTCTGTGGCCAACATGAGCGCAGTGCCTGCAGATGAGGTGCAGGTGTCGTTCAACAACGGCCAGACAGTGGCCGCGACGTTGACGCCTGGGAGCGTTCAGGCAGGCTACACGTTCGAGTGCAGCGGCAACAAGGTGTGGCTACGGCGCATCACTGTCGGAGCTGCTGTTGAGTGCCGCGTGGTCTTCACAAAGAGGGTGTGACCATGGGCGGACCTATTTCTGGTGGTGGCGGCGTCGGTGGCCCCACCCTCTCCGACGCAACCCCCGCCGCCCTCGGCGTCGCATCCGCAGGCGTGTCGACCGAGGCGTCGCGCGCGGATCACGTCCATGCGCTGCCGACGATTCCCGCGGTGTCGAGCGCCACCCCGCAGCCCCTCGGCACGGCGACCGCAGGCGTGTCGACCGAGGCGAGCCGCGCGGATCACGTCCACGCGGGGCCCATTCCGCTTCTCGCGGGTGTCGTCACCACCGCGATCTCCGCCGACACCGTCGCAGGCTACGGCCGCGTGGACCCCACGGGGCTCGCGTCGCTCACGCTCGCCGCGGTGGGCCAGGTGGTCTCCGGCGTCACCGGGACGCTCGACCTCTACGACCTCACCGCCGCCGCCGTGGTCGCCACGCTCACGTGGACCGAGACCGCGCCGACCCGCAAGACCGCCGCGGTCGCTGTGCCAGGGACGGCGCGCCTGTACGAGCTGCGTGTCCGCAAGTCGGGTGGGGCCGGTAGCGACTACGCCCTTTTTTCAAGTGTTTCACTGACCGCAGGGAGCTGACATATGGCCTACATCGACGACCTCACCACGCCCGCCACGGGCGACGCCGCGATGCGGCGACTCAAGGACCGGCTCGTCGCCGCAGGATGGACTGTCGCCGCCTCGGGCGACGGTCGCAGCGCGTACGCGGCCGCGGGCGACGCGATCACCGCCGACAGCGGCGCGGGCAGCCTCGACGCGTCTGGCGCGTGGATGCGGCTGCGGATGGGCGGCGGCGCGACGCGCGAGCTGCTCTTCGTCCGCGGCGCCTCTTCCACGACATGGACCGTGCGGTATAGCGCGGCGGGCTTCGTCGTCGGCTCCCCCCCGCCGAGTGCCACCACGGCCCCAACGGCGGCCGACCAGCAGAACCTCATCTCGGCGGCGCAGCTCCTGCCCACGGACGGCTCCTACCGCTGGCTCGTCTGCGCCGAGGACGCCGCGCCGTGGCATTTCTGGGCGGGCGCGATCCCTACGGGCGGCGGGGCTGCGCGGACGCTGGTCGGCCTGTGGCCGATGCGATCGGGCAGCTACCCGGTGTCGGACGCCGAGCCGTACGTGTCGTGGGCGAGCTACGACGGCACGTCGGTGGCGACAGCGGTGCGGCTCTCCGACCGCACCGTCGGCACGAAGGGGTTTGTGGGAGGGGTGTGGCGTGCCTGCTCTCCACTCCTCCTCTGCGTCACGGACGCAGGCGTATACTGGTACAGCGCCGTCAGTCAGCTCGGCGCAGCGTCCGGCGAGGAGCTGCCTGCGGAGATCTTGTGCGGCGCGTGGGCCTCTGGGCCGACGTACCACGGCCCGCGCGGGTATGTGCGCGACGCGCGGTGGTGCATGACCAACACCACCACGTCACCCCACGGGACGCACCTGGAGCAGGGGTCGCGGTACTGGGTGCGCGTCGGCGACCTGTGGCTCCCGTGGGGCTCCACGCCCCCGGCGCTGTGAGGTGACGCCGTGGCCACCACGACCCTCGACAGCGGCGCAGCCCCGACGCTCGCAGTTGGCAAACGGTGGCGCCGCCATCCGACAGCGCTCGACGGCGCTCCCGCTGCGGCGTCCACCACCTACTACTACCGCACGAGCGGTGGTGCGCGCGCGAGCACCACGGACGCGGGGTCGATCCCTGCGGGCGCGGTCGTGGAGCGTGTGACGTGACCCCGCCCGACCACGACGGCGGCCCCGTGCTCGCGCGCCTCCTCGCCCTGATGGGCGTCGGCGGCGGCATCTCCACCGCGGCGGACACCGTGCTGCACCACATCCCCGCGGGCGTCCTCGGCGCCCTCGTCACCCTCGCAGGCGCCGCACTCCTGGAGGTGCTGCGCCCGATCCTGCGGGCCTACGGCGAGCGCGCTGCACGCAAAATGGCGCGGGAATCTATCCCCCCACCAGCCCCTGAATCCAAGCAGTGACCATTTACAAGTAGGGCCATCATGGAAACGATCATGTTCGTGCTGCATTGGGCAAACAACAACGGCCTGCTGCTTCCCGTACTGCTGGCCGTGGGTCTGGCGGTGCTGCGTGGCGGCTGGGCACTTTTGCGGGCGCGCTTGCAGAAAAACTACCCTGGGCTGGCTGAGCGTGGGGATGTCTGGGTGGAGCGCCTTGCTGCGCTTTTGCCCGACTTGCTGCGCGCTGTGTTTCCGCCGCAGCGTTCTGCCCAGCAGATGCTGAGCCCGTACCGCACCCCGCAGCCCCCTGCGGAGGAAGTCAAGCCTGGGACGGAGACATCCAAGGAGCCAGCAAGTGCTGGGGGCGCCGGCATCGCTCTGATGGTAGCTGCAGCTCTTGCTGGGGCTGTGGGCCTGGCTGCTTGCCCGAGACTACCAGAACAGTCTGACTGCACTCCTGGGGCACAGCGGTGTGCTGGGGATCAGCCTCAGGTCTGCTCTGGCAGCTCGAGGTGGACTCCGATCGGGGACATCAGCTGCCGTGAGGTTGGGGCTGTGTGCGTTCACGGGATTACCGCGCACTGTCGGCGCGCTGACGCGGGGGTGCAGTGATGGAATGGACCTGGGAGCACGCGCATCGGTTTGCCAACGATCTGGCCATCGAGCGAAACCTTCACATCATCCTGCCAGACAACCCCATCCGCAAGGCTGTGATTGCGGGTGCGCGGTTTGCTGCAACGCAGGCAGGGCTCTTGGTTGTTGGATCGATCCTGCCTGATCTGTCACGCGTGTCTGTGTGCCTTCCGCTTGAGCACAACGATGGGTCGCTCGTCTTGGTGTCTGAGTACGCCATGTCGAGCCCCATCATTTACGCAAAGACGATCACCCATGAGGGCACGCACGATCATCAGTCGGACCGCAACGGGCACACTCGAAATGCCTGGGACTACGTAGTATCTAGCGAGGTTCGCGCGCAGCGAGAAGCTGAAGCGTACGTGGCAGACTTGGCCATAGGGTTTACGCTGACTGGTCAGCTTGTAGATGTGCACTCTGTGCTGCAGGCACTGGGAGGCCCGACTTACCACATGAGCCGGGGGTCGCTTGCGCTGGCCGGTGGGCTTGTGAAGGGTGCTGTCGAATCGATGCAGAACGGCATTTGCCCGCCTGTGTCGACGGCGAAGTGGGCCGTCGAGTGGGTCCACAAGAACGCCCCGGAGTGTGTGCGCGGGGAGCTCGTGACGCGATGAGCGAGGGCTACAAGCCCCCGTCTGCACAGCGGATTGCGATTTTGCTTTGGGGCGGGAAAACTGGTATCAACTGGGCGCGGCGTTTGATGGCTGCGAAAAACAAGAAGAAGAGCAAGTGATCACTGTAGCTCCTGGTTTGGCCGTTACGCTCTGGGATAGCGGCGGCATTTTCAAGGCGATCGAGAAGTCGCAGGCTTCGATGGCCAGCATCAACCCCGATGTTGTTCAGCTGCACACTACGCCCAAGGCCAACTTTGCCGAGGCTGTGGCGCTGGTGCGATCGATCGTGCCTCAGGCGCGCATCTGGGTGGGGCTGCCTGCTGATCCGCTCGTCACGTCGACCGACCACCTGGCTGCTGTGCGGTCTGCTGCGCGTGAAGCCAAGAAGGTTGGCGCTGAGCTGTTCGTGTTCAACGGGGAAGCTCGTTGGAAGTCTGATGCTGCAGGCCGTCCGGCCCTGGGCAAGCGTGCGCAGGAGTGCATTGCTGAGTTTCGGAAGGCTGCCCCTGGCATCGCGGTGGCCTGGACGAGCTTCGACCACCTGGGGTCGCATGGGCTGCCTTGGCGGTTCATCTTCGACCCGGAGAAGGGCGTCGACTACCACATGCCGCAGCACTACACGCACGACCCGAAGTTCCCCGATCGAATTTCCAATCATCGGGCGGTGATCGCGCGCGTCTCAGCCGCAGACAAGAATGCGCGGCGCCTGGATGGCGCTGTGCCCGACCATTTCCTTCCTGGGGGCGACCGCTGGATTCCCTATGGCCAGATGCACCACCACAACGCCGCAGCGATCTGCGCGCTCAGCAACATGGCCCCGCGCGTTGCTTACTGGGCGATGATGTCGCGCGCGGACAGCTTGGGGGTTGTAGGAGTTGGTGCGGCGCAGCGCCTGCGTCGGATGGAAGGCCCGAACCCTGGCCACATCCAGGCGTTTCAGACGCGCGTAGGGCTGGTTGCTGACGGCGTGGTCGGGCAGGCTACCGCAGGCAAGCTTGACACGGAGTGTGTGCGCCGCTAGGATGCGCAGGCCACCAGGGCGATGCGGCTGACGGCCCCGTCCCGGCGATCATGCTCACGCTCGGTCGAGAAGATGGCGGGATAAAGGCCTCTGGGGGACGCCCCAGAGGCCTCCCTGTTTGGGGAATCAGCGCTGTGGAAGCTGCGCGCGCAGCTCGGCAAACTTCTTCTGCCAGAAGTCTTTGTCTTCCAAGCGCATTCGCTTTTCTTCCTGTCTGGCCTTGGACAGGGCGTCACGCTGCTCACGAAGGCTGAGGACTTCAGGGTCTCGAGATTCTTTGCCCTTCTTGAACTCTTCTTGCAGGCGAGAGTTACAGCTCTTGTTCGCCTGGTTGAGGCGGTCGTTCTCGACCTGCAGCTGCCCCACCCGCAGCTCAACGGTACGCAGCTGGGCATGCACTGCGGCGAGCTGTTTGGCAAGCGGGGACTCACCGCGACGCAGCAGCATCAGGGCATACAGGATCTCATCTTCTCGCTCCTTCCAACGCTGCAGCGCGACTTGCGCACCATGGCGCGGCTCCCTGTTGTTGGCTTTGTCGCAGTCGATCTGCGACTGCACGTTGGCAAGGGCGCTCTTGACTACCCTGAGCGCGGCCACCCCCTCTTCTTCAGAGGCCGGCAGCTTCACATCAGAGGCGCGAAAATACTTTTCGGGAATGTCAGGCACCGGAGTCTGCCCGCAGCAAGGCGTCGATTGCCTCGATCTCAGCCAAGCAATAACCGCGGCGTTCTGCCAGCTCGCGTTCTACCTGGATCAGTGTGTTCCCTACCAGGCTCACCAAGTCTGCACCTTGGGTTTCGAGAACGATGTCTGACAGCCCTGCGCGCCGAACAAACAGCGCCCACTTGTTCCCAACAGACACCATCTCAATGGAGATGCGCAGCAGCTTTGGGTCTGTATTGGTCTTGTGTGCTAGCAACTTGAGCAGTCGGCTCAGGGAGCTTTCAAGGGCAGTTACGAATGCGATCATGGGGCACCTGTGAGTTCCTTCATGCGGGATTGGATGTGTGCTGCGTGGTCGTCTGCCATCTGCGCACGGAGCTCGTGAATTTCTGCGCTGTGGCGACGCAACGCCTCTTCTCGTGCGGCTTCTGCTGCAGCAAGGTTTTTCTCCATCCTGAGCACCAGGTAGATGTCCAGGAGAAGACAGCAGATAAGCACAATGTTGGTGACGACGGAAAAGGTATTTGCGCTCATCGGTCGTCCTTCAGCGAATCAACTGCGCTCATCGGTCGCTCTACTGTGTGTAGATTGTTGGTAAGATGGTTACGGTGACGGTGCAGGTTGTTTTCCATGTTGGACAACACACCAAGGAGCGCCTTAGTGGCAGTCTGCCCGCGGGATACCCCGCCGCACTGACAAGAGGCCTGGTACAGAAGAATTTGAGATGTTGGATCAACATCCGCATACCCAACAGGCAGCCTTTTGACGAGGACAGCGCCGTCGCCCCCGAGCTGCAAGGAAATTTCGTGAATGAGCTCAATGAGCTCCCAGCCATTACTGAGCATTGATGCCTCGTGGGGAAATAGTCGAGATGTTTTGGTGTGGTTTGGTTGCTACTTGTCACACTCGCAATGCTTGTCGGTTTTGGTTGCCCAGGGACAACCCCTGATGCAGCCTCCGCACTCCTGACAGTCAAGGCCCCCGCAAGCGGAGCAGTATGTAGTGCGGCAGTTTTCGCACTCCCACACGTTCATGGCCTGCTCGATCGCAGATGATGAATTCACAAGCTCTTCGCACCCAACGCATCGAACCCAGGGTGTTTTCTTGGCGCGACCCAGCTGGTCGCACAGCGCGGAGATTTCTGCCTTGGCAGCTCTCCGTTCGTCGTCGATCCGCACGGTGTGCTTCTCAGCTTCGTCGAGCTGATTGAGCGTGCGCGTCAGCTTCCAGGCAAGGTAGAGCACGAGGGACGTGCTGATACAGATCAGGATGTGGCCAATCATACAGATGACCCTTCCCACTCAGCGTCGTACTTGCCGTCCAAGATGGCTTGGGCGATTGCAAGCACCCCATTCTCGATACGCTGAAACTCAGCCACGCGCTGATCCCTGTGAGCCTTTTTTGCATGGTCGCGGTAGCGCTCGGCTTTGGTGTTGCCAGCAGCTACTTTCAATGCAGCAGCGTAGTTCTTGAGGATGCCTGCGTAATCCTCTTTGGTGTGCACCTTGCCAAATTTTCCGACCTGAATACCCCCATCCCTATTGCCCCAGAAATCAGCCCCAGGCCTACCAAAGTAAACAGAGATGATCGGCGCGTGCCCCACATAGGGATCAGTGGGGACAGTTTGGATTGTTGAAACCGCTGTATCAAACTTGAAAGTGAACACTGGCGTGCTCAGGTCATTCAGCACTCGGCTGTCTTTGGGTACAAGGAGTTGCACATCGCGCGTAATCGCGCGAATGAACTCAGGGCGTACCTTGAGAAGGGTGCACGCGATCTCGACGGCGCGGGACGCAACGATCATTTCAGCGGGCATTGGATGTGTCCTTGGTAGTGGGAATTGCTGTGATCTTGATCGGTAGTGCGTGCATCACGCAGTAGCGCTGCTGCTTGATGCGCGAAACCCCGCGAGTGGAGGCGACGATCTTGTTGTTGGCGTTGATGACATAGCCCATGTGCATGAGCTTCGAGGCCAGCGCGCGCAGCCTATGTGTATTCGGGTACTGCGGGTACCCCGCCATAGAGAATTCGTCTGGGAATTGTTGCCAACAAGCAACAGTCCAGGCCTCGATGGTAATCGCCTCGGAGGTCGTCAAAGACAGCACCCAGAGCGCCTTGAAGGTCTGCGAAATCTCTTCCAGGGTGCGGTAGACCCTTGGCGGTCTCACGCGCTTAGGGGCAGGCTTAGGGGCCTCTGGTATGTGGCGCGTTACTACGTGCCTGGGCACACCCATGAATCCGCCTGTTGGAGACGGAACGATCATCGGTTTGGGCTGCATGTGGTTTCCGTTGGCTAGGGCGACAACAGGTGCTGCGGGCGCCATGCTCGATTGCTGCACCAGGATCGCTTGTTGTTAGACGAGCTGCCATCAAAGTACGCTGTTTGTAAGGGCACTCCTGCATATTGGATGTAGCGGGAAAACACGATCCACCTTCTTGTGTAAATCGGGCGGATGCGCGAATACGCCAATGGACAGCGTGCTACTCCCAGCGCAGATGCGGGTTTGTGTCGCTGAATGATTCTCCAGTGCGGAGCTCTCATGTTCATGTCAGACCTGCATTGCCCAGACACGCCCCTCAGCGCGATCCCGAAAATGCGTTAGTCCTATCATGTGGGATGGGTCAAATACCTGCATGACCGGTCTTCGGTAGAATCTTGCGTATGAGATTTCAGCGAATACTAACTGCTGCCGGAGCTTTTCGTTTTGCCAAACAGGCACGACTCGCGTGCAGATTGTGTGCGCTTTGAGCGTCCATGGCCCTTTGATCTTCACGCACGCCCCCTATTCCACTGATCGACGAACAGGAACCCTGCGCCCTGTACGTGACTTGGGCGGAACATTCTGGTTCTGTATAGCAAGAAAGAAAATGGTGCGGGGAACTTGGGAAATCTGCTGCACACTTTTGCAAGTACCTGCGGGCTATCTAGCAGCCGCATTACGGGGTTGCAGTGGTGTTCTGCACCATCAGAACGCTGAGCGGGGCCAGCTGGATCAGCGCGCCGTCGATGGTACCCCAGATGTCGTAGATGTAGCGACCAGGCATCATGTTGGCGGACATTGCCCAGGTGCCAGTCACTACCCCATCGACGGCCTCCTGCACACCAGCAAAGTTGATGGTGTAGGTAGGGTCCACCCCCACATCCTTGCGGATGGTCATGTAGACGTTTGCTCCCGTCAGGTCGACAGGGCGCAGCTCCAGCTCGTGTACGACCTTCAAGCGCAGGTTGTGGTTGGTGTAGTACGGGATGTGGAGCGTTGTGCCGCGCATTCCGCGTGGCAGTTGGACGAAGAGCTCAATCACGATGTCCTCTGATTTGCGTTGTTGTGCTGCTGCAGTCGATCGAGCGCTTGATTGACCATGCGCTCGACCCGATCACGCGGAGTACCGATGTGCAAAAGCCCTTGCAGGGCCCACACCAGGGTGTCGACAAACATCTTGGAGGGTTCTTCCGACTTGTAGATAGTCAGAACGGCATCAGTCAGCGCAGCGAGGCGAGATGTTTCAATCATCTACACCAGTATAGCTCGAAACTGCTGCTTCCAGATCGGCTTCCGTTTCAGCCTCGACCATGGGAGCCTCGAAAATCCCGAGGCCAACCAGGTCTGCCATGCCCTGCAGCGCGCGGCTCACGACGTACGAAGCCGGCATCGAGTGCACGCCACCCACCAAGCGCCGCTTTTCCACGTCGAAGAGCACGACGTACTTGCGCTTGCCCTTGGGCTTGCGCTGCGGGCTCGCCAGCACCTCTTCGGGGTTGACCCCCGTGTTCAAGTCTATGGCGTTGTTGGCGCTGTCCATGAGCATCTGCAGGTAGTCTTCGCTGACACCAGCAGCGTTGCTCAGGATGGACGTGTCCACGCCATCAGCCATGATCTCCTTGAGTAGGTCGTTGAACTCCAGCGCCTTGGTCTCTGCGCTGAGGTTGAAACGGATCATGCTCAAGTCAGCATGCTGCTTGTCCAGGCGCACGAACACAGCCGGTACAAGCGGCATATTGCGGCGGTCGATTTCATCGATGCGGTGGTGCCCATCAATGATGCTAAATGTGTCGTCTTCTTCCGCGTTGAGCGTGATGAGCGACTTGAAACCGATCGCATCCACAGCTTCACGTAGACCTGCTAGCTGCTGGGGGTTCATGGCGCGGAAGTTGTTGCGGCGCGTGTGCACACGCTGACGCAGAACCTTCCCAACGATCAGCCCATCGCCAAGGTCTACGAGCTTCTCTCCCTGTGATGGATCGTAGTTGATGTTGTTCAGGCTTTTCACTTGCATCTACCTTTCTACCGCACGGTTTGTGCTAGCTGAATGAGTTAGCTTAGGAGTGGTCACAAGCTACAAAGCCCATGCGAAGTATAGGCCTGCCTGCTCGAGCTGGTAGGCAACAAACGCCAGCCCACCAGGGCCTGTGTGCTTGATGACGATCTCGCGGAGCTCCTCAGCCAGCAAGTACCGATAGGCGCTCGTCACCATCAGGTACGGGTGCACGGTGTCTTTGCGCTCCCAGACAGGCTTTGACCGTGATGCTACCTCGTCAGCAACTGCTTCGGTGAACATCCCTCGCATCTGAGTGACGGTCAGTCCGCGATCCTTGTTGAAAAGCCAGCCGATGCGACTGTCTGCTTGCAGCAGCGCCGTGCGCACGGGCTCCAGGTCTACCTGAGCGGGGATGTCTACCTCGTCAGGTGCATCACCTGGGTCGCTGTCGGGCGCAGCAGCTGCAGCGCTGTGTAGTTGTGTGTCAGGAGGATCACTTGCCGCTGTTGCGCTAGCTGGCTGACCAGGTTGACTACCTGATCGATCCCATCCTCGTCCAAACTGTCGAACACCTCGTCGAGCCATAGCGTGCCCCGCTTTCCATATCGAGAGTTGTCCGCCATGGCAAGTGCCATGGCAATGTCGATGCGCCTGCGCTGCCCGCTGGAGGCGCCATCATACCCGTGTTTCCCGCCTACACCAGATGCAGAAAACTCAATCTTTCCGTCCGATCGTAGCCCCAGTCCGATGCAGGTGTCCCAAAGTCCCAGCGCAGAGGCATAGCTCGTCGCCGTCTCAGCCAGCTGCGAAAGCGCGCGCTTGAGCAACAGCTCACGAACACCCCCAGCGCTGTACAACTGATGGACTGCAGCAACAATTTCCGCTTGTTGTTGCGCCCTTTGTAGGTTGTTGTCGATTTCCATGGCGTCGCACAGAGCATCGAGCAACCTCTCATGTTCGCGCGGCAGATTCAGCTGCTGCAGCTTTGCTTGCCTAGATCGTACAGCAGCTTCGTACGATGCCCAAGCAGCTTGCTGGTCTTTGGCCGTATCTAGCAGGTGCCAAGTTCTTGCGGCAGCCTGTGCACTCTCGTACTGGCTGGGCGCCGCTGTTTCCTGTGAAATGTCAGCGCGCGGGTTCCGGTCCCAAGGACGTTTACAAGTCGGGCAACTCTCCCGGTTTTCTGATTCATCAACGTGCTGTTCGGCCAGGCGTCGCTGTGCGGATGAATGATTCCCAGCGATCTGTAGTCGGAGGTCAGCAATATACTGCTCTGTTGGTTTTGGGAATGGTGGGGGCTCGGGTGTTTCTCCCAGGAGCATTTCAGCTAGCGTGATCGTGTGTTCGATGTGCGCTACTTGTTGTTGATTTTGCTTTTGTTCGTAAGCGATCTCAGCCAGGGCTGTTTGAGCTTCACGGTGCTTCGCGCTTGCTGCCGCACTTGCCTTTTTCACCCAGGACAACCCCAGAACAGACTCCAACATCGACAGCTCTTTAGCTGCGGCTGCGCGGGAAAACGCTGCGATGTCGTTGCTGGTCAACCGCGCGCAGAGCTTCCAAGCGTCAAGCGTCATGTACCGCTTGCACACCTCCGCACTAGCAGAGGTGTTGGTGGAGAACTCTAGCGCGCGGGTGGGGTCTACAAGGCGCACAGACAGGCTGCGCCCTGTCCATCGGCGGGTGATAGTGAACGTGTCAGTCTCGACGGTTACTGACCCCGCCAGGGTCGACCAGGGATCGACCCCGCGCTCTGTCTTACCCCAGAGCGCGTAGCACGGGGCATCTACCATGCGAGATGATTTTCCGGCGCCATTCGTGCCGTGCACCAGAAGCAGGCCCATACGAGAATCGAAGCCCTGCAAATGCACATCGAACGCTTGCCCCATAAAAGATTGCGCTGCAATTCGGCGGAAGATCACCCGTAGGTAATAGCACGGGAGTTACGCTGATTCTTGCGAAACCCAAGGGGGACGAACAGTGAGGAGAGCGCGCCCACTGTCCTCGGGGAGCGACAAGTACGCACACCACCCACTGGTCATCAGCAGGCTGTGTGCGCGCGCCATGTAGCTGGGAGCGTTCCCGTCAAAATCCACCGGGGCAGAGTGCTCGAACGTAGCGGTAGCGCCAGAGATGAACCACTGCTCTACTTCCTGGCAGAGCTTCATTGCCTCTGCATGAATCGGGTCATTCTTGCTAGAGCCGGCGACGGCGGCACGCCGCTTAGCCATGACCTGGTTGGGGGTGAGGGGGAGCATGGGCTGGGATGCGCGAGGGGGCATGATGTGGACCTTTCTGGGATGTGTGAGTCAGCTTAGCTGTCTGTGTTCTGGGAGTTGCTCGTCATCAAAGAGCATCCCAATGCAGTCTAGCCATTTCTGTGCGTGAGCTACTTTGCTCAAAACAAGATAGCTCGCAGAAAACACAGGGGGCACATGTTTTCCTAGCGGGACTCCTAGTTCATGTGTGAGGAGCATGCTCCTCACACATAGCTCAGGATTCTTCAGCTTGTGCGGAGCTTGCAAGCTCTTGTGCGAGATTCAACACTTCTGCTCTGTGCTTGCAGGAAGCAGGCAGCAAACTCGCAGCTGCGGAAAGCAGATCGTGATGCTCTACATCAAGGCCTGCGGCTGTGGCCATTTCGATCCGTCCCATGTGTTGTTGCACACGGATCTCAACACAACCCCCCACGCCTGCTCGCTCGGCCCACTTAGCCATTTGTACGTCTGCAGCAGCTGATGTCTGTGCGGTAATATAAACGAAGCAATCCGGGTTTTGCTGATCGAGTAATCGTAGATCATCATCATAGGTGTCCTCGGTGGTGTTCATTACGACAGGCACACGCTGGCGATGAACACTCCAGGCTCCTGCTTGGTTGCGCACCATGTAGTGGCCTACTCCAAATTCCCCATGCGCTGTGCCATGGAAGGCGCCAAGCTGGATCACCTTTTGCGCTTTGTATTTTTGGAAGTTGTGCAGGTGGCCACTGAGGGTTAGCGGCCTGCGGTCGGCAGGGCACTTCATCAATACGTCAGCTGCGTCCGTGCTCCCGTCCGCCAGAAAACTTCCCCCAACCACCGCAGCATGTGCAACGAGTACACGGTTTTGAGTGATCCTTCGTGAGCACTCTTCAATCGCCTGTAGGAATTGTACCGATTTAGTCGTCCAAGAAACTGCCACGACGTACGGACAACCCACAAATGTACTTGACGGTGGGACCACAAAAACATTGATCATTCCCTGGTAGGCCAGCAGCGTATGAGCTTTATCGCTGGCCAGGTCGTGGTTGCCCGCGAGGATCAGAACTTTAGATCGCTGAGCGATACGCTCTAGCACTCTGCGTGTGGCTCCAATGATCGCTGGTGGAGGATTAGCGATGTGGTGAAGATCCCCGAGCTGGATGAACCACTCAGGGTCATGGCGCTCAGCTACCTCGAGCATCCCCTGGAGCACCTGTCGCGCTCTCAGCGATACCTCGTGCTCGTCGAGCGGACCCCCATGACGGAAGTTGTGAATATGGGTGTCCCCGATCACAACTGCTGCAGCACGATCGCTCATGGCCCTTCTTTCTTAGTATACAGAAGAGTCCCGAAGGGACGGGATTGAAATAGCCCAGAAATCGTTATTGTTTTTGCGCAATCGACAACGCGCGTACGATTTCTGCCAAGCCGTTAGGCGCCCATTAGAAGGCCTCTAGGTGAGGGTACACCCTCTGCGGGCTACCGCCTCACGCGCGGGGCTTGTTGGGGCACCAGGATGGGATCAAACGGGGCCTGCGGGGTGGGTAGGGGCTTCACGGTCGTGATAGGAAGCGCCCTGCCATACCAGATGCGATCGACAGCAGCGTTGGCGCTATCAGCGATCATCGACGCTGCCTGCATCATGGGCAGATTGATGATCGTGTGATCCGCTCCCTGGAGATGCCGCTCGTTGTATTCATTCTCGAGCGCTTGTGCCATGGGAGTCACTGCTTGAGCGATCCGCGACCAGGCGTATGATGCTCCGCGCTTGTTGGAGCACTCTTCCCATGAGTGCACTGCTGCCCAGAGCATGGCTGGCAGCCACTGCCCATCGGGGATGGCATCGAGCTGCTGCCGCAGATGGGAGTACCACTGACGCCCCCGGTTCAGGTCGAAGTTGGGGTTTACCAACTTGCTCTGGTGTTTGTTGAAGCTGTCGAGCGCGCGCTGCAGGTAGGGCTGGTGCTTGGGGAGGAAGCGGTCGTGGTACCCGTGGATCACAGCGCGCACCATGACAACCCAGAGCCGAGGTACGAGCGCTTGATCTTCGTCTTTGATGATTGCGTTCATGTTTTGGTGTGATTGGTGCGTGTTAGGCGTGTAGAAATATTGGCATCAATTCATACGCTGTGGCGTATAGATCAAAATAAGGCTCTGTTTGTAGTTTCTGGTAGTTCCATGGGACGTAATATGGGTAAACCTGCTTGTATTCTGTCAGCGGTTGGCACAGCAACAGCATCATTAGCTCAGTGTGGGTGCTCTGCGCTAGACGTGGAGAAATATCTCCAGGAGATCATAGATTGCGGCGTACGGAGGAGGAGGGTAAGGCTCAACCTGCAGGGCTTTTCCATTCCAGGGGATGTAAGAAAGCCCATGCCATTCTAGCCCTTTTCCTAGTGTTTGGTATATCAACAGCGTCATTTGTCGGACACATACCCTTTTGCGCTGATGATGGTTTCTTTGATCAAGCGCACTGACGACAGCTCCCCTCGGCTGTTCACAACCAGCCAGTTTTCAGGCAGTGCTCGGAATCTGGCTGATTCTGTGACGTAGAGCCTGGCCTTGTCGGGTGCGTGCTCGGGGATCAGTTGACCATTCGGAAAGCGCAGCAAAAAATGCCCGTGGTGCTTGAACACCCAGTCGATCTGTTCGACTGTGGGCTTGTCGAGCCCAAGCAGGATTTCACTCATCCTTTGGATGACCGCGTTGGCCTTTTTGCCACCTTCGGGGCAGAGGTAGACTTTGAGCTGCTCGCGGCAGCGGTAGAGGTCTTTGCGCTGCTGTTTGATGATTTCGCGCGCCCTGGCGAGCGGGGTGTCTTCTTCTTCTTCTTCGAGCTGCGCTTGGATCGCTTCTCGGCTCGGCTTGTTGATATTGGCCATAGCGTGAAATCCTTGCCTGCATTGGCGTTGAATTCTACGTTGAGCCCTGTTGTGCTGTAGAGCTCGCTGGACTCAACGAGAAGGCCTGTGGGTGTGATTTGGAAGTTGAAGTTTCTTTGGCAGAGAAAAATGCGGCACGCGTAGGTTTTCGGTTGCTGCACCTGGGCGACAAACCACAGCACGGCGTCGCATTTGTCGTCCACGCCTAGCCACTCAGCTACAGCATCGCGTACGTGCTTGGCGCTACCCTGCAGGTTGTCCGAGTCCAGCTTGGCCGGCGCATAACGTGTGATGATGACGAGCAGCGGGTAGGTAGCGGGCTTCGGCCCCCACGCTTTGAGCGCGGTTTCTACGGCGGCGTGTTGTTCGTTCGCACGCTTGGTGCGCTTCCAGAAATGCTCATGCGCGTTGGCTTCTGAAACCAGGCGCAAATCTGGGATGGTTACGTCGAGCATGAGCTATGCTCATAGCATGTACGTACTTCCTATGAAAGCAGAAAACCTACCGAATCACCTGATGCCAGGTTCTGTAGATTTGCTGCTGACCGATCCTCCGTACTACGGGGTGGTCGACGAGGCTTGGGACAACCAGTGGCCGAATGCGCACGCATACGCGCAATGGCTGGCAGACGTACTGCTGGCGTTCAAGCCCACGCTAGCACCTGACGCATCCATCTTGGTTTTCCAGGCGATGGGGAAGCACGGGTGTCACCCAGTTTTTGATGTAGTGCGCAAGCTGGAAAATGGCGGGTACCACTTTCGCAACTGGATAACCTGGAAGAAGCGTCGGGCTTACGGCAAGTCTCACGATTACCTGTACATCCGCGAGGAGATTCTGTGGTTCAGCATGTCTCCTGATCGCACTCAGGTGCGTTTCAATGTGCCCTTACTGAGCGAAAAGCGCGGCTACTCTGGATTTTCCAAAGCCCATCCAGCACATAGCGAATACAAGCGGGTGGGGAATGTGATGACTGACGCGGGTTGTTACGATTTGATTGACGATTGCCCCGAGCTCATGCGCCCTGAGCGTAGGTGCCAGAAGCCACAGAATCTTATGCGGAGGCTGGTGGAGACGCATAGTCACCCTGGGGATCTTGTGGTTGACCCGTTTGCTGGGTGGGGCAGCACAGGCGTTGCTGCTTTGTCGCTCGGTCGTGGGTTTCTCGGATGTGAAGCGATCACAGAAGATGCAGCGGCTGCTGATCGTCGGTGTAGCGCAGCAGCCAGGTAGTGGCTTTTGTGTATGTCCCGTATATGTTGAGTTCTGTCTTGGGGTATTTGCATCGGGATGGCGGGTTCATTGTGTAAGGCGCCAAATAGTAGGTCGTTGTGTTCTGGATACGCATGAGATGAATTTGTTGAGTATGGGCTTGAGCTTGCCGGCGTTGAGGCTGTTTGCTGGGTATCGCAGCCTGGGGCGCTCTCTGCAGTAGCTGCCTATGCACTTGCGCAAGTAGAACGACCCGTAAGGTCTAGCTCCATCTACTAGCATGTGTGAGCCCCTTCACAGAGCTGCGAGGTCTGTCTCTGTGTAGTAGGCCGAGCAACAACGCAGCCGCCACATGGCCGTACGATGGTCCACAAGGAAGTACGCGTATCCTTGCCTGGGATACGCGTATCCCAGGCAATGTCCCAAATAATAGAGATCGCCCATCGGGATGATGAGAGGCATCCACATGTACTTACCCCTTTTGGTGGAGAGTACGGGAGTCGAACCCGTCTGTCAGGCCTTGCAAAGGCCCGCACTGTCCCGACAGACTCCCCATAGGTTGCTCCAGATGGCCCTGCTGGAGCACCAGGCCCTACGCGCTGTTAGGCGTGCCGGGATGGGATGGTATCAGAAGGGGATGTCTTCATCATCAGCGGGCCCCGCCGAGGCCTCGAAGTCCGCTTCGCTGTGCACTGGAGTGGTGTAGGTGGTGCCACGGCGAGCTGCCGGCGCCTGGAGCTGCGGCGTGCCGAGCTCAGGCTTGGGGGCACGGGCCAGGTCGGCAGCGGGGCGCTCGCCCGTCTCCGACCAGCGCTTGAGCGTGTCGTAGTCGAAAATCTGCACGCGAGCAGTCAGCGACTGGCACATCTCGAGGAAGTGGTTGACCACCGCGGGGTTGTCGCTGATCGGGCAGGCGTTCTTCTTGTCGACGCTGTACATCACGTCCCGCTTGGGATCACGGGCGTTGGGCTTCGGGCTCTTGGTCACGTCCAAGAGGTTGCCGCGCATGGGATCGAAGAACATGGGATCGTTGTCGAGCCGCGCCGCATCGATCCACTCACGGAACTTGGTGACGATCCCACCCGGCACGTTCCAGGGGAGCACCTTGGGGTTTTCGTACACCTGCACGTCCTGAGGCTTGCAACCCTTCGGCGCAAACTTGAGCACCATGAGGTTGACGATGGCCTGACGCTTGGCCACCATGTCGCTGTTGCCCATCTCCGCTTCCTCGCAGAAGGGACACGGGGCCATCAGGTTGCGGCTGTGCATGCGCGGGCACACAGCCATGTGGTCCTTGCCGGCAGCGCGGAAACTGTGCTGCCAGATGGTGATCCAGGGAAAGCCCCCGGACAGGAAGGCATCTTCACGCAGCCCAGGCATCACGCGCACGGCGTAGCGCCCGAGCTCCATCTGCACCCGCGTAGCGGGGCGAGCCTTCTTGTAGAGCTCGTCGTCGCGGTCGAGCCTGCCGAAGTCGAGCTCGTCGACATTGAAACGGGAGAGTTGATTACTCATTGAAGTTGTCCACGTCAGCGAGGGGGTGGTTGGGGTTGGTGGGCGCGGGGGTCTGGTGACGCACGAGCGCCCCGATGCTCTGCAGCATGCGGCTCTTGTGCTCCATGGCCGTCAGCGCGGCTTCGATCTTGGACACCTTGTCCTGCTCGCGCAGGTGGGCATCGCGCGCGGCGACGTATTCCGAGTCCTGCTCAGCCAGGGCCTTGAGGTCGTCCACGGTCGGCTGCTTGGTCAGCCCGTGGTGAACCTTCAGCCGGAGCCAGGCTTCGTTGTAGGCCGAGCTCATCGCGTTGGCGGTACGGCGAGACTCGGTGCGTGCAGCAGCGAGCTTGCCGGCCAGGTTGGCGATTTCCTCGGGAAGGAGGCGCATCTCGTCGAGGATGCTGGAAATGGATGGAATCGACGTAGCTTCAGAAACAGGGCGCATGAGAGACTCCAGAGCGAGAGAAAATGGGCTGCGCAGTCCTCCTACACAGCCAAGAAGAGGCTAGCACGTTTTGCATACACGATCCAACCGCATCTCAGAATTTCTGGTGTCGCGGTCGTTGACCGCGCCCAGCTCAAAAGCGGGTGCCATGATCCGTGGCCTATTCGCTCCAGTACGCGACCATGAACAGCGCAGTGGGTTTTTAGCAGCACAGCAACACTATGTTTTTGTAGATGTAGTAGTTACAAAATATCACCCAGCACTCACACTCAAACATTCCCGCACTACACAAGGACCAAATAGGACCTCTTCTGTTGAAGGATTTAGACGGGACAGTCAGCGGCACGCTGACTAGCATTGTAGCCGCGTTCCGGCTGGAAAATACAGGTTCTCAGTCACTGTATCACCCTTCAATATCTACAACGAGCTCGTAGCGCCATCGAACATGAATCATCTCGGGGGAAGACTCACTTTCCCGGCAAATCCAAAGGGTAAAACTGTCAGTCAATCCGGCATCAGCATGGTTTTTGATGTACTGCTGGACAGCAGACTCCATGTTGCTGGCGTCGTAGATTTCTGGCTCATCATTTGAGCTTCCGACAATCAAATTGTCTTCGGGAATCCAAGAATCCCAAATGTGGAACTTGCCCATCATGCCACCTTGTACTTCTGCATCTGCCCCAGGCGCTTGCCGATTTTGACATCTGCGTTGAGTTTCACACCGAGCCAGCCAGCGTGGGCCGTCATTGCCTGAGTAGACACCGAAATGTATTCGGCCAGTGTGGACTCATGGACGATTCCGACAACAGAGTCGTGAATAGTAACCAGGAGCCGGGCTTGAGCATTGCTATCTTGAATCCAACGAACGATGGGGGAGAGGGCAGCAGTTGTCAGATCCGCTGCAGTGCCCTGCACGGGCATGTTCCATGTCGACCTGATGGCGGTTTCCACCAGGGGTTTGTTGGGGTCGTTTCGGTCCCCAGAGTAGGGCAGGCCGAGGTTGGGCAGCGGGCGGAACCTGGCGTCCATCCCGCGCCATTTGGTGAACGCCCCACCCTGGGCCACCCCCGCCTTGTGGCGATCGGACATCCACTCACGCAGGCGCTTGTAGCGCCCGAAGATCATGTCCGCGATGCGCTGTGCGTCTTCGCGCGTGACGTTTTTCTTGGTCTCTGCGCTCAGGGACTTGGACAGCATGTACCCGATATTTTCGGGGATTTCGTAGATAAGAGAAAAATTGGTAATTTTGGACGCCGTGCGCTGCTCGTCGGTGAAGTTTGGGCCGTAGATCAACTCAGCAGTCGCAGAGTGGAAGTCCTTGCCGGAATTGATAATTTCAAGCATGTCAGGATCCTGTGACAGCGCTGCAGCGACACGAATCTCCACTTGGGATTGGTCAATCTCAACGAGTACCCATCCCGGAGGAGCAGCCACACAATCGCGCAGCATCTTTCCTTCGACGGTACTAGCACGAGGCCAGTTTTGGAGATTAGGCCGCTGGTAGGAAAGCCTGCCAGTTTCAGTCCCGTCCAAGAGGGCAGTTGCATGGATCTTCCCGTCAGGGCAGATGCTGTTGCGCACCCCCTCGACGTAGGTGCTGAGCATCTTGGTCAGATGGCGCCACTCAAGGATGTCGTTGACGATGGGATGCTTGGTGCGCAGGGGCTCGAGTGACTTGTCGTCAGTGGAGATACCACCTGTCTTGGTCTTGCCCTTCGGGGGTAGCCCTACCGCCTCAAGCACCTTGATGAGCTGGGGCCTGGACCCAGGGTTGAACTCTCCTCCCAAGAGGGGTGCGTAGCTTTGCAGCCGTTGCTTGACTGGATCGAGCTCGAGCTCGATGTGCGCCTGCAGCAGGTTGAGCATGTCGCGGTCGATGGGGAGACCCCACTCCTCCATCTGCGTGAGCGCATGCGTGGCAGGCATCACCACCTCGTGAAACACCAGCTGCTGCCCTGGGGTCAACTGGTCCTGCAGCTCGCGCCAGAGCTTGATGGTGGCCGCTGTATCTCGCGCGTTGTAGCGGATGCGCACGTCCTGGGGGAGCCATCGATACACCCAGGAGTCGAGTTCTGCTTCCTTGTTGTGCATCTCCTGCAGGAGCTCCGCAGGGATGGTGTGCACGGGAATCAGCGGGGGCGTGTATGGTGGGCGCGCCTTGCCGCTAGGGGTGGGCAGCAGCGAGGTGGCGTACTTCGTCAGCTGCTTTTTGACTTCCTGCAGCGTGTCACGCGCCTCCTTCTTGTGCCCTCCCATGCCGACGTGGACAGCACAGTTGGCGAGGTCTGCCGGAGCTGTGGGGTTGATCAGCTTGCACAGCAGTCGTGTATCGGCAACATACGCCACGAGGGGCGTAAGACTCGGATCGGCTGCCAGTGCGTGCTGATCGAATTTCCCGTTGTGTGCGACCTTAGCGATAGCGTCGTCCTGCAGGAGTCGACGGAGCGTAGCCACCCCACCATCGAACGGATCGAGTCCTTCTGTATCCCAAACAGCAGAAACAATCTGATCTCCTTCGTACCAAGACAGCGCGAGCGACACGATCTCTTGGCTGTGAAACGCAGGACGCCAGGTCTCTACGTCGACGCCCACTGTGGGCTGGTCGCTGGATAGCAGGATGTGGTCGTAAATCTCCTGCGCGTCTTCCTCTGTGACAACAACGAAGGTATGTGCGCCGATCTGGGCTCCGTGGTGTCGCTTCCACTTCCAGTTGACCATCTTGTCGATGAGCCTGGAGAACTTGGCGCGCACCAAACGATTGCGCGCGATGTTCACAGGATCAGGCCCAAACCAGACAGGGAGGGGGCGCTCAGGGTTGTTCAACTTGCGAATAAAAGCATATCCCCCCGTAGCTGCGTCTGGCGCCACGCCATGCCCAAGCAATGAGTAGGCAGAAAGCGACCCAAGCAGCAGGATAGCCTTGGGATTTGTACGCTCAATCGCGTGCTTGACATACTTGCGACAAGCATCGACGTGCTCTTCCTCTGCTTCAGATGTAGCGCATCCTACCGCGTGCACAAAGGCCATGGGGATGTTCGGGGCCTTCTGGCTCAGGATGGTGCGCACGGTTTTACCAGCGTTGCTGGTAAAAGGCATGCGCGTCACGTTGTCAGCCGCGGTCGGGAGATCGGAGATGACCAGCCATCCCTGGTCCCTCCCTTCCACAGAAATACACGGGCTAATCCCGGCCCTAGATCCAAGCTCGCAGTCATTACATCCGCCATTCGGGGCAGCCGATACGATTGCGTCCAAAGGACTGTCAGGTTCATAGATTGCGAGTTTTTTCATTGTGAGTTTCTAAATGACGGGGGGCTATTCCCATCACTAGGAATAGCCCCAAATTCAGGCCTGGGATGCTGGGGGTTGCTCAGGGAGCGATGAAGCCGAAGAGCCGCAGCTGCGCGAGCAGAGCGTTCAGCGCTGTACGCGCCTCAGCGTCCACTGTAGCGCCGCCAGCTGCGTTGGCGATTGCAGCACCGCGCCCGATGGGAGTGGCGCCGCCCATGCCGAAGTTGGTAGAGATGTTGGCATTGCCAACACTGAGGGTGTCGATGGTCGGGTTGTACGAAAACGTAGCCTCGCTTGCGAGCGAAGCTCCCCCTACGGCTCCATAGGGAACCTGACCAGCGGGAATGGCCACGCTGTTGCCCCCACCCACCTGCCCCTCGTAATACGAGTCGTACGCGCCCGAGTACGCGGCATCGTAGGCCAGCCGGATGCCCATCATTGCACCATCGGGGGGGCGGTACCCCGATGTGCCGCCGAGCGCCGTAGCGACTTGGGCCAGGGACAGGTTGAGGTAGATGCGGCGCTGCGGGGCGATGATGCCGCGCAGGGGGGCAGGGAGCACGAAGGGCTCAGTACCCGTGTTTTCGATGATCGTCGCGGCCATGTCTGAACTCTCCTACGTCTGGATGAATGGCAGTAAGGGTTGCTGCCACATGCGGGAGTCTACCATAAAACCATCTAGCCACATCTCAGCACCTACGTCCTCTGTTGTAAGACGCGGACGAGTGTATGGCCCATCAGAGAGCACCGATCCTCGGTGCTCAAAAATCTTCATTGCTTTGACATCAGCCGTTGGTTTTGGCTTGTCAGGCGCGTCACTTGGCGCTCTAGCAGCTCAATCTCTTCTTTGGCATCCCTGGCTCCGTGCAGCGATCCAAAATAAAAAGCTGCAACGTGTGTGAGCAAAAGGGCGCTGCCCGCCAGAACTAGGGTGTACACGTCAACCATAGAGCTGAGGATGGGAATCGAACCCACAACCACTGGTTTACAAAACCAGCGCTCTGCCTTTGAGCTACCTCAGCGGGGCGTAGGCCCACACAGACAGGGCCTACTGTAGGATCAGATCAGCTCTTCGGCCAGTTGCTGGTCACGAAGGCCTCGAGGCTCTTCGACATGGTGCTGGCCACCTGCTCGACCGACGAGGTGCGCAGCGCCACCACCCGCGTGTGGTTGTCGAGGAACCACTGGTGGATCTGCGGGATGGCCTGCTGCATGGTGACGCCCTTGGAGTGCGCGTCCTGCGCCAGCCAGCGGATCACGTCGCCCACGCGGGGCTTGGCCAGGATGTCGGCGGGCGGGTTGAAGCCCTGCGCGGTGTTGACAGCGGGAGCGGGTGCCGGGGTGGGCTCGAGCTCATCGTCGAACAGGCTGGCCTGGTTGTCGACGACGGCGGGTGCCGCTGCTGCCTGCGCCGGGGCGGGCGCGGGGGCTGCATCCACGGGCAGGGGGTGCTTGCGGGGGCGTCCAGGGCCACGCTTCACGGGCTCCTCGGGGGCTTCGCCGTCGCTCAGGCCCGCCATGTTCTGCGGGGGGGCCTGGGTCGGCTGCTGCTTGCGCGGGCGACCCCGCTTGGGCTTGTCGGCCTCCTCTTCCTCCTCGTCGTCAGCGATGCCGAGACGCCCCTCGCTGGCTGCCGCCGCGTAGATGCTGAACTCGGGGTCGGAGATCAGCAGCAGCGCGAAGGGGGAGGCGAGCAGGTTGGCCAGGAGCGTGCGCACGATCGACGGGACGCCCTTCACGGTGATGTTGGCCACCATCAGGTGGTTGCCGTCGTCGTCGGTGCCGAGCGTGGTCTGCGTCTCCGTCAGGTGAAGCTCGGGGCCGAGGCAGTCGAAGTGCGGGGGCAGCGTCGCAGTCTCCTCACCCTCGGGGCTGTCGTTGTCGATGATGGCGGTGGTGTTGTTTTCGGTCATGTTGATCAGGCTCCTACGTACAGGTGAACAAGGCAGAGATGTTGAGTCATGTCACAAGCGCGGACACGACCTGAGAGGGGGACGTTCTTGGAGATGAGCACTGCCACAATGCGCGACAGATGCTTCGGAATGTAGCCGATGTGGGTGAGCTTGTTCTTCAACACAACACTCACCTTGACGGCAAACTTGTCGTACTTGTTGTCGGGCTCAGGAGTGAGCACCAACGCGTCGTCAGGTGCTGGGGCGCTCTCCAAGTTGCGAAAGCGCACCCCAGCGACCATGAACTCAGCCAGGGGCGTATCATCCACCGTCGTTTTCCTCATTTTCGTTGTCAAAAATCTCGTCCATAAAACGAGAGAATTTGACTACGGCGCCAAGATGCTCGAGCTGGGAACAATCAGAAGATCGCCACATTGTAGCAACCAGCCCTGTTTGATTTTCGGAAGAGAGGTCTTCCTGAGCAAGGTGTGCAATGCAGGTGATCGAGATGGGGGTCTTGTCTCCATACTTGCGCAGAAACTCACGCAGGATCGTGCTGATGGTTTCGTGGTCGGGGTCAGTTGGCGTTTGATCCCCGCCGCTTACAAGGCGCAGATGCCCCGGTCGTTTGGCTGCCATGTGTAAGCGATAGCACTTCTTTTCCAATAATAGATAGAAGATGCTGCTTCGCACGCCAGCATTTTTCGGCGACTCGGCACGCTGGATAGGGCCACGCAGCTCCACCAGAGACTAAATAGCAGCACGCTTATCTCCAGTGACGGGTCAGGCGGTATGCGCGATCCATCCGATCTGTAGTGATGGGATTCGCCACACAACGCCCACCCCACCCATACCACGCCAGCACATCAGCGTCCGTAGCACCAGGCCCGCATCGGTTTCGACGAATGAAGCGTAGCTGCATGAGGGCCCTCGGTGCAGCCAGCTCGATGGTGAGAGTTTCACAGCGCGGTCTACCCCAGGTGCGCCGGTGCTCGGGCATACTCTCGTACCCCCAGCACCATCGCGGGTTGGTCTGCAGCAGATTGGTCAGGCCGAACGGCGGGTAGCTGGTCAGGTGGTACCAGTTTTCCCCGTAAGCGACCACGGCGAGCAGTCGTTGTTCAGCAGGATCGGGAGTCGTGTAGGCAATGGCGTAAGCAAAACGCTTGCGGCCTTCTACGTTGCGCGGGTTGGTCAAGCCAGCCATCAGCAACATCAGACGGATGATGATTTCAGGGTTCATTGGTGATGAGTTTTCCGAATGCCTCGATGCGGCGTTGGTAGGTACCGAGATCCTTGTGCATCTGCTCGATGGTATCTCGGTATTTTCGAGCCGCCTTCTCCATTCCCATGTGCTGGGCGAGGATGGCTCGAGGTGGCCAGAACCAGGGAGAGCTCCCTTTGTTCTGTTGTGCTTCTGTCTGAATCTGAGCCCCGTTTTCCATGGAAATCACTACGATTGAGCGATCATCCATGCGCACAGAGAACGTGCGGCTGTCGGCCCCAACGACAATACCAACCTTGGTTGACATTGCCTCGGGACCGCAGGAAGTAGACGGGTATCCCGGCACCTTCACGAGCAGAACGCGAGACTGGATTGCAGGCACATCGGACTTGTAGCGCACCTGCATAGCGCTCGCTCAGATCGAGTTGACGATCTCGTTGGGGACCAGGCTGTAAACCGCAGCGCGGCCCTGGTGCGTGACCTCCACCAGCCCGTTGTCACGGAGGATCTTGAGCATCTGGCTCACACCAGCCGGCTCCATGTTCATCTTCTTGGCGAGATCGGTCAGGCGCAGCCCTTCGGGGCTGTCGCGCAGGTTGAGCAGCACCAGGGCCCGCTTGGGGCTCGAGATGGCGCGGATGCGCTTGATGTTGGTGGTCTGCGCGCGTGTCAGCTTCTTCATGTTTCACAGCTCCTGTAGGGACTTCAGTGCCAGGTCATACACGACCTGAGCGGGTAGATCGTCCGGGTCCAGTGTTGGTGGCAACCGAACGGATGCAGCTTTCTTACCATGTAGCCTGAGCATCATTGCGCTTGCAAGGCCTTTGACCCAGGCATCACCATCGAGCACAAACACCACGTCGTCTTTGGCGTTAGCCAGCAACTCCAGGTGCTTGTGGGAGGGGCTACCTAGCACAGCCACAGCATGCGGCCAGAGATAGATAGCATCTAGCCAACCCTCTACAACCAAAATCGGAGAATGTTCACATTTCTGCAATCTGTCCGCGTTGAACAGCACCTGACCCCTGCGCATTCCAGGGGGGTATAGGTAGCTGCGGTCGCTGGGCAGGACGCTGCGCGCAACCCACCCCTCCATCCTGCCGCTGTTGATGATGGGAAGTATCAGACGCCCACGATATGGCCCCGTGTCACAAAAACCCACGAATAGGGGCTCCCATAGATCCTCAGGAATCTGGCGTTTGTGAGCGTAGTTAGTATAAGCCCGAAACCGCTTCGATACGCCGTGAAGAGGTTGGTATGCAGCGGGCAGCGGGATCTCTGTGATGAAGCTGTCAGGATCATCCTGCGGGGACCAATCGCGCTGGTTGTTGGGGTAGACCTGCCCGTAGCTGTCGCAGCGAAAGCACTTGTACAGGTTCTTGTCTAGGTCGACCCAGAGCGCCAGCTTCTTGTCTTTGCGGTGGTTGCGCAGCTCGCATCGAGGGCACCTGGTGTTGAACTTGGTACGCCCGGCTGCATGCTGCAGGATGTGCTGCCGGATCAAGTTGCTCATCAGTCGTCTGGGTGGGCGATGTGATCTGCGAACGGAGCCAGCTTGCTGAGCGCGTGATCTACGATGTGCTGGATGCGCTGCTGCGTGCAGCCCAGGAGCTCTGCGATCACAGTGTATGGCGTGACGGTATCCGCAGGTTGATCGTCCACGAACGCCAGTACACAAGTGTATGAAAAATGCTCAAGGTCGGGCACGTATGGCTCGTCAGCTCGCGGGTGAATGATGTTGATGGTCGCCATACGGGGCTTACCGGGCCTGTATTTGCCTTCACGTACATTGCTCGCCATGTGGTGCTTGCACCGGAGGTAGGTACACGGAACTTCCTTGGTACCGCGCCGCGCCTCTTGGCATTCGCCGTAGGTTGCAGGGAGCGGCCCCAGCGCCTCTGGGGTAGCGGTGGGGTCTTTGTAAACGGGGAGGAAGAACCGTTTGTCGACGCGCACGGGGTCGATCGTGACGGTCTTCGGGCGAGCACGCTTCCTGTGTCGGATCACTTTGGCACCGTCCAGTATGTTGCGAGTGGTTTGTACGCGCGGGCCGCTTCGACTCCTGCGGGCGTACCGATCAGCACGTTGCACTTTCGGAGCATCCCTCGGTAGGCATCCAAAGGTGACGAATGCAGCGCCACAACCACGTTTGCACGCGCACCGTTTTGCGTAGGAGCTGAGTGATCGGTTTGATTGGGCGTCGGATACCCATGTACGACCAGCCTCTTACAAGGTACATCTATGGGATTTCCCATTAGCAAATGAAGCTCCTGGCAGTCAAGGAGCTCGATAAGGCCTTTTGCGATTTCCAGCTGGTCGCGCCTCATGCTGCCAAGCAGCACACCAACTACGTCCCCCATACGCCCATCCTGCAGATGTCCCGCTGGTGCTCTGCCTCGACGCCCTGCTTGTTGACATCCATGAGCCGATGGCGGATCACCCACCAGTAGTAGGTCAGGGCTCGTGGATTGATGCTGATCATCAAGTCAGCAATGCGAATCTTGTGTTGCGAATCGGCAACGTCCGATTCGTCCAAAACAGTGTCCGCAGGAGCGCCGCGCTGCTTTCTAACGGCCTGGGTTGCTGTAATGCCCCAGCGGTTCTCCTGCACCACCCAATCACGAAAGGACTCGCAAACAGTCCGCTGAGCCTCATACTCGCCCTTCTCTTGGCGGTGTGATCCTACCTTGTCGGTATAGTCGATGATGACGATGTTGTACCGCACACCGTTCTGGCGCTCCTGGTCATGGACCCAGGCTCGGATGTTGGCGATCTTTGTGGTGATCGGAGCGAAATACTCAATGATCACACTGCCATGAGGTACCGCCTTGAGGAATAGGCGGACATCAGCTTGTCTATCCGACAAGCTGTCAGTTGGAATACCAACCATCGCAGCCAGGGTGCGCGCCATTTGAACCGCACGAGGGTTTTCGAGGGTGGCGATTGCCACATTTTCTCCGCGCAAGAGATTTGCAGCAGCACAGTTGGTGAGCTCCATGGACTTACCGCTGTTCGGGCCACCCAGGAACATCGTCAGCGTTGCGCGAACAGGACCGCCACGCAAGAGGATGTCTAGGTCAGGCACGCCAGTCGTGCAGACCTCAAGTTGAGTGGAATCGAGAGCCTCTTCCAGGCCCGAATCGAACGAGATGCCTCCACTAGCATCGGCGAGGCCGATTTTGGAAGCACGATCCATGGCCCGTGCGGCTGCTTCCAGTTGAGCTGGATCTCCTGATTGGTATGCCTGGATAGATCGTTCAGCAGCACGCTTCAGCGCTTCTTGGTGTAGGTGGGGCTTCCAGGCTTCGACGTAGGCATCGTCGTCCATGTCGGGCTCGGTACACAGGAGTAGTTCCTCTACTTCTGCAAAAGCCTCATGTGTGATCTTGCCAGCGTCAACCCAGTTACGAATCTGCTGAAGCAGCACGACCGTGGAAGGTAGGCGCCCAGCTGTGCTCTGCGTACAAGCCAGCGCAGACCGCATGAGAAGCTCTGCGGCTGCGTCGTTGAGCTTGGCAGGGTCGATGTGGCCTGAGAGCCGACTGTAGAGCTTCTGCGAGATGCACATCGCGCAGATAGACAGCCGCTCGAATGAGGGGATCGTCGCGTACTTTTTCATGCTGCCTGTTGTCGCTATTCAGCGAGAAGGTGACATCGGCTGAGTGTAGGGTATTGTTGGGAACCATACGACGCGTATGGTTGAATCAAGATCCCATACAACCTGTAGACGAGCATTGTACCAGGCCTGCAGGGGTATACCTGCTACTCAGCACATGGTCTGTGGTTTTGTGAATCAGCATAACACGCTAGCAGGGCTTGGCGTTTGCAGGAGGGGACGATGCAGCTCATTGACAGAATACTGTAAACGAGAAAGCCAAACGTCTACATGAATGCTGCGGTGATCACCAGAAAGAAATGGTAGGTATTTGGGCAAATACCTACTCCTCACCTGGGACACCCGATCCATGGTTACTTCTGTTCTACGTTGCCAGTAGAGAAGTACGATCATACCGAGCACCATAGTCGGTGCGCGAACGATACAACCGCAAATTTGTGAGCTTGGATGCTCTGTGCATGTAGATGAAGCCAGAACGTATACATGTTTGCTGGTATGAAGTCTTGCCGGTAGGTCATGCGAATTGCGCACTTGATCACCACAGAAACTCTCCTGAAGCTACTCTCGCGTCGATGCGGGACTGCAGCGCTGCAGCTTGGTGCTCAGCTTCCAGCAGGGTGTCTGGATCGATACACCCAGACAGAGATTGCTGCCAGCACAAACGTGTGGCTGGGGGAAAAACGATGCGAGGGGGGCAGTTGAGCTTCAGCTGGTTGAACACCCGCATGTTGTGGCGATTGAACACCTTGAGCGAGCACACATAGGTGTGCGGGATCGACATGTGCCGACTCTTGTTGGTGAACTCCCACAAGTAGGTACAAAACTTGACCCAGGCGGCGGGAGGGATCCGAGCGACTTCCAACGCACAGTAGGCGTTATCCCACATCAGCTTGTGTGTGGGATAAATCGTTTTGGCAGCGTGGGGGCCGAGGCAGCGCGAGGAAATGAAGAGCTTGGCCAAGTACTGCCCACCTGAGAGGGTAGGGACGGCCAGGGGGGCCGCAGGGATGATAGCCCGCGGGAGGTCGAGTAGCTTTGCGTACTGTGCACGATGTTCGGCGTGGGTGCTTGCCGAAATGAGGTCGTCCAGTTCGTGCCTGATCACATGCGGTTTGCTTGTTGTGGTGTGGTGAGTGCGAGGTGTGTGATCTTCCATGTGAGGTGTTTGCGCGGGCGCACTCTCACTTCCATGTCTGTATTGCACATCGGGTACACAAGATACGCTTCGTGAGCTGCAACCATCAGCATAGGAATATCGTGCCTCTGTAGGGAGCAAAAACTCGGTAGCGGGGAAATCCAACACATAGGGCGTTGGTAGATGGCATTATTGCTGCCTTACAGCGAGAACTCCTGCCCCTAATCAGGAAAAATGCAAATGGCATCATTGAGCGAATACCCCCAACCCTAAGTTCCAAACAGCGCGCATAAAGAAGTAATGGAGGTTCAGGTGGAGCATCTTTCGGCTTTTGATGAAGCGTGTAGCAACGTAAGGGTAGCGGTACCCCATTGCGAGCTGAGTGTGGTTGGCCTGCATCATGTGCATAGGTGTTCCCACTTTCCAACTAGAGACAGGCAGCAGCATCTACCTATCGGAGCTTTCCGTAGTGAGACTTTCGATCGAGGAAGTGCGAAATCAGCATTGCGCAGTCTCTATGCGCTGAGCCAGCACATCCGCACCCGATGTCGGCAAAGTCGTAGACCGGAAACTCCGTCTTGATTTCCTTGCCCTCCGAGTATCGACGCGCTGCGCGTCCTACTTTCTGGATGACAGGGATAGCGGCTTTGCCTCCAGCCAAATTCATCATGCTGGCTACGACAGGAACGTCTACACCTTGTTGAAATACATCGGTACAAACGAGGATGTCCAGCTCACCACGCTTGATGTTCGCCAGAGTTTGTGCGTTTTCTGCTTTGCCAGTTTCTCCAGTAGCGAGAGCTGTACGAAAACCTGACGGGTTTCTATCTCGCAGACGCGCGTAAATGCTTCTGGCGTGCTCGACGCTTTTCGTAAATACCATGATCGGCTTGGGAGCAGATTGAATCGCGCTGATTGCAGCTGCATTTCGCGGCTGATTGTTAGAGATCGCTGCCATGTAAGCGTCATGCCATACAGCGAGGGAGGTGTCTGTGGGTTCATGCTGGTAAGGCAAGTACACAACCTGGGGGGCAGCAACTGCTTTCAGGTCGGTAACAGCCTCCTTGAATGTGATTTTGTGCAGCACAGGGCCGAAAGCCCCGATCACATAGTAGTGCTTCTGGTCAGCGCGCAGCATTGCTGTCGCACTCAGCCCGTATCGGTAGTAGGCGTTGACAAACCTGTTCATCAGCGTCTGGCAGGTCGGTGAAGCCGCTCCGTGGACCTCATCGTAGATGACCTGCTGATACCGATCCCAGGGGAATCGCTGGGCCTCGTTGAGCGCCTGGTAGGTACACACAACCAGATCGCTGATCTGGTGGAACCCACCACCGTAGACCGTTGGGGCCACATTCAACCTGGCCTTGAAGCGCTCAACGATCTGCTGCAGCAGCGGCTCGTTGGGCACGATGATCACTGTCGGAAGCGGGCGGATGGCGTATAGTGCGACCACAAGCTCGCCCTTCCCGGTCCCAGTCGGATGACTGAATATGCCACGGGGCATTTTGCGAGCAGCGCTAATGGCGTCTTGCTGATAATCACGAAGCCAATCGGTGCTCGTACATCGAGCTGGGTCGGCCCTTGGTACTTGCCTACGGTCGGACAGAGCATACTCAACCCCCAGCGGCTTGATCCATTGGTCCATGACGAAGCGCATCATGCCTGTGGCGAAGCGTACAGCGCTCTTGCCTGGCACAGGCTCCCCCATGGAAAGAATTGCGGATCCCGCGCGCCCTACTCGAGCCCTAAACGAGAGTGCTCCGCGCAGAGAGGCGAGCGTTTTTGCATCAGCGTGAGCCAGGGTGCTCACATTTCCAATCTCAAAAATGACAGGCATGGCTACCTATAACACGCATCGTGCTTTGGTGTTCCAAATTGGGTGCCAGTAGTCTGACTTTTGCGACGTTCCTGGGTGCATACAAATGAGAATCCGGCCTGTGTATTTAGATTCAGAGCAACGGCTCAGCCCATGTTTAGGAGTGCCCCACAGTAAAAACTGATTTAGCTGCATCTCACACCAAATTGAATTGCCAGTTGTTTTTTCTGTTGCACGCTCGCGTTGCCCAGAAATCTGAGCCTCCTAAGTCGTCACCGCTGTACATGTAGATGACCATGCGCCCGCGCCATAGGCGGACGCGTGAAGTCCGCTCTTTGCGGTTGCAGTGAAGTTTCATGTCACCACGTACAGTTTCTGTGTGTAATACAATCCATCAGGTGCCGCGAGATCGTAAATGTACCACCAAGGAAAAAACACAGTTAGGTAGTAAACAAAGGCGGTGTGGTTTTGCATTGACCTATTTAGGGCGTAGTGAAGTTTCATGTTTTTTGTGTCAGTTGTACTGGCGCAACCAGTTTCCATTGGTCTGAGCGCTCGAGGTCAATTGAACGGCACATAAACTCAAATAGCTGGGTGCCTGAGTGGCAGACTACAGGGAGTCTGGTGGTGCCTGATGCATGCGATTGCGGGCAGATGTGGGCACGCACAAACATGACCTACTCCAGCAAAATGAACCCCATGTCGCGTCTCCGTTGACCCCAAAAGTCGCTCTTTTGGTAATCACCGATGTGCATGTACGCGTACAATCGGTAGATGGCGTACTCGATGACTGCGAGGTATGTGAAGTTCAACAGCAGCATTTGTGATGCCTTTTATCTCCTGCAAAGATCCACGGGTCGGACTTGAGAGTAATTCCAGGGATCATGGATACTCTCAGCGCCAACAGAGGCATTGCGATACGCTTGAGGCCGTCACCTCCATCCATACAGAGCATCTTCTACATCCAGCAGTTTGTCGCGGTTTTTTGTGTTCGGGTCGCGCAGCTTAGCTGCGAGCAGGCGTGCCGCTTGGGCGATTTCTACGGCACGTTCCATATCGAGATGCGCATCGCTCCCGATATGGGCCACTTCATCAAGCTCTTGTGTGTACTGCTTGCCTTCTCTGATTGAGCTGTAAAGCATCCTGCGCGGGACACGATCTGGTCGCACGGCTTGCAGGTACAGAGTGGCTACATCGTTCTGGGCGCATCGCCACAGGTAGGCGCTCAGGTCGCCTTTGGTGGGGTCGTAACCGCCGCTGTTGAGCACCTCAAGGCACTTCACCACAGCGGTGTTTACCAGGTCTTCGTAGTCGATGTGGGTGTGCTTGATGGCTCTTCGGTATCTGGAAGCCAGAACTCTTGAAGCTTTCATCACAGCATTTATCTGCTCTTGTGTGTAGCGATCAGCCACATAGCTCCTATGCTGTTAGTTGAAGTGAACCCTGCCCGTACGTCGAATCCTCAAATCTCCGGTAATGCGCCCAAAAATCAGATTTGGTGTACTCCCCGTCTTGCATGGACCAGAAGAGGTAGGACGGGTAGCGGGTTGCTTGGCGAACACGAGAAAGATGTTTGATGGTCATTGAATCACACCTTCAGAACTAGGGTGACGTTGCCCATAAATGTCGTGTTGCTGTAGTTGGTGGTTCTACACCACCAATCAGCTTTCTTGTATGGGCCACTGTACATGCTCCAAGAAAGGTCACTTGTGCCTAGTGGGACATATTTGGCCAAGGCACGAAAACCAGTGTTCTTCACAAGCATTTTACACCAAAAGCAGCAGAGCTGCGTAGCGGAAGTCCACGAAGAGATCGCCGCGTTTTGACGCCCAATGGCCAGACCTTACGTATTCCTCATTGGGGCCCCAATCTAGCCATCGTCTGCTTATGGCAACATGCCGTCGTGAGGGACAAATTGGACAACGTGGATGGTACCCAACAGCGGTCAACACTTCTGCACCTCGGCTGAGGAGTCCAAGATCGTGTGAAACACTATATCGCACGCGCCCGTGTTCCTGGCCCAACGCAGAAGGACAATGCGCGCTTCTGCACCACCAGGGCGCATGAGGTAAAGGCATCTAGGCCATCTGTCATTGGGATAACTTGGGTGCTGCGCTTGTGTGCAGAGCATGGATCCTCAGGTGAGAAAGAATGGGAACTTTGTCACAGAAGCTGCCAAATCGAGCCAGTCGTGGCCGCTACTCCATGCCCCAAGATAGGGAGGGCTGATCAGCCGTGCGGGTTTGGCACTGGGGCACCTATAAAGAAAACCCCAACGCTCTGGGAGCACCATCATAGGACACCCAAGTGCGGTTCGTGGTGCATGAAGTCATACCACTCACGATCAAGCAGCGCCCCTGCTGTGTCGTTGAACCAGATTGTCAGCCAGTGATCGCAGGCCTTCACTTCTTTTTGTGTGTTGCTGGGTGCTCCCATGATAGCTAGCATGCGAAGCGATCTTTCAGGTTGTCGGGTGTTCCGTGCTCATTCAAGGCGCGCAAACTCAAACGTGCCATTCTTTGCAAGAACTTGATCCCTTCTTTGAGCGCAATCACATAGGAAAAATTCCTGCGATCACGCCTAGTTGGTTGCGGGTTTTTCCAAGAGCAGGACATTAGCAGCATAGGCGTTGGGATGAATAGGCTGTGTTGTGGAATTTCCACATACGAGCATCTTCGCCGGCCAATGCGAATGGGAGCGGATAGAAAGAGGCCCACCCTATCCTTGTCAGGCAGGATGTTGCAAATCTTGTAACGGTCATAGCGGCACTCAGCAGATGATCAGCATATCTTTGTGCCTAAATTCCACAAACTTTCGATACTTGCCTTCTATCGCGCACCACCAGTCTGAGCGAATCAATGTTGCTCCCGGCTGCATTGCCCAGAACAGAAGTGTTAGACCCCTGTATGATTTGGCGCAATACATCGGCACTTTATTTTCGTATACGTTCATGCGCGACTCAGCAGTTGAGGTTCATGTGTTTTTGGTTGAAATGCAGAGGCTGCCCATAGATCGGCCCAATGCACCAAAAATCTGGTCCACGAACGGGCCAGCCTCGTTGCATAGACCAGTAGAGAATGTCCACACACCTAGAACATTGCGTGGGGAATGCTGCCCATCTGTAGTGCTCACAGATCAGCATACACGCACCAGCACATTTAGGGTGAAAGATCGCGCTCGAATAAACCAGTGGGTATGATTTGCCCAATTGGGCGACCAAAGACACATGGGTACAAGGTTCCGAAAATCGTACCGCAATGCCGAACTGGTATGAAGTATCATAGACGACACAATCCGTTTCTAACGCGCCCGAAACCCAACAACCACCAAGGGTCGGATTTGCAATAGCCTTTCTCGTGCATCGACTCACGCAAGCTCTTGGAGGGGGTGTGGTGTTTCGGAGTTTGTAACGCCAAGATGCTCATGTTGCAATCTTGTGCCAATAGGCCCGTTTAGTGGGTGCACACAAGTCGCGGATCCAATTATCAGACTTGACCCATTCAATCCCCGGGTGCATCGACCAGTGCAATCTATCGCTGGGCGAGCCCACTTTAGGAGCCGGCCTCATACCTGTGGTGGCGTAGAGGACTTTCACAGCGTCAACACATCAGCAGTCTGCTTCTCGATCATCGCGTCGCTGATCTGCTTGCGCAGAAGCTCCAGGTTGGTGCCGAGCAGCTTCTCGTACATGACGATCTTGTTGATGCCCGCCTCGGCTTCCGCTGCAGCCTTCTCCAAGGTCGACGCGCGGGGCCCATACTTCCCAGGCTCCTTCTCGGTGGAGAGCGCCTTGCGGCGAATCTCCATGGTGTCCTGAGCGAGCTTGGCGGCTTCCTCCCCGAGCGCGGCGATCACGGCAGCCACAGCGTCGGGTCCGTCCATCGCGGGGATCTGAAAAATGCTCACCGTGGGAAAGCACTTCACGATGTCGAGCCAGCGCTGCTTGGTCTCCGGGGGCACGAAGTACACGCCGCCAGCGGCGCGCAGCCCCAGGCCGTTGATGGCCGGCGAGCGAACGATACGGGCCAGGAAGCTGCCCACGGCAGAGCTGTCCAGGGTGCCCCAGATGCGATCGAACTGATCCTGCAGCATCTCCTCATCGAAGATGTCGCGCTGCTCAGCCATGTCCTTGTAGTGGAGCTTGCCCTCCGAATCGGCAGACACGCACCACAGGCAGTGGTAGTCGCTGGAGTTTTTGCTGCCGGTGTGGCGGTACAGGCCGATGGTGCCTGAGGGCTCTCCCTTCACTGGCATCACCTTCGTCATACCACCACGCGTGGTGTGAGATGCCTCCAGCGCAGTCGTGAGAACCTTACCTGGGGACATACGAGCGGGAAGTGCATCGGCCCCGACCAGCGAACGCGCGGTAAGTGCCTGGCAAGTGAAATCGTAATGAACACTGCCCTGGATGCTCCAGTAGGTGACGATGCCGCAGGCGGGGGTGTTGTCCTTGACAGCGATGATCTGGGTCATGGTGGTTGTTCCCTTGGACACGTTGAAATGAAAGCGAGCCGCTGCTGCTCAAGCGCATCAAGAGCAGCCTGCACACGCAGATCATGCTTGCGTGCGCGTTCAGGAAAGAGCTCTCCACGACAGTGCTCAAAGCACCAGTGGCAGAGGCCTCGGTAGATTGTGTTTGTGATGGGACAGTCGAGTTGGCTGTCTTGGCACGCGGCGCAGTGGCATTTCATGTGTGAAGAGCCCAGGTCACATCCACAAAATACTCATCAGTCACTAGATGGGATCCTGGTGGGCCCCAAGAATACCCCCAGCGCCGCACCTCTCCTAGTACGCGCAGCCGCCCGCGGGCTGCTAGCACCTGGCGCGCAGCCCTCAGCGTGGACCATTTTACGATGGTTAGGCATTTCATGTGAGCAGTGCGCTCCTTATTGCTGACCACAAGACTTGCTTATGGGCAGCAGAAAGATCGCGGTCGCCTCAAGATTAGCAAAGCATCTGCCAGGTGGCGTGACGATCATCCCCTTCAACCATGAGCGTATCTGCCGGTCTTGCCCACCGCCAATCCCATGTGGACGGATGGCGCGCCAGATCGGTTGACGCATAGCTGACTGACTGGGATCGTTGGCGATCTACAATGATTATCCGCATGGCAAACGCTCGTGTCGGATGGATCGCGTTCTCCAGAAATACGGATGACTGGTCTTGCTGCCCAATAGGTATGACAGGCCAAACGAAGCCCGCATAGGAACAATCCTGCTGGTCGG